TCTCCAGCCGGCCAACATAGAGCGCCTGGGGATGGTCGTTCTGCGCTTTGAGACGCTCGGTATATTTGAGGAACATATCGGCCCGGGCGTCTTCATACGCCTCAGGCACGGTCGGGCCATAGCCCCTGCCCCAGATGTCGCCGAGCCCGCGACCGTACTGGTCCTTGCGGTAGGCCATGTGGAGGTTGCACTCGCACGAGCGGGCTTCGCCCCAAGGGCCGTCTGGTCGGCGCATGGTGAAGGAGAAGGTTTGGACTTCTTCGCGCGGGATATCGAGGTTAAAGGAGACCAAGGTTCTTCCTCACCTGGAGTGCGGCGTCGAGGGTTTCCTGGTCGACGATTTCCTCTGCCTGAGGATTGTCGGCGACAAAGGTGCCGGAAACTTGGCGAACCTCGATGCGGACCTTTGTTGGTTCCTCGTCAGAAATCTTTTTCAAGACGAGGGTGTCGTAGACGCTGGGCGCGTCCTCGGCTTCGCGGAACTTCTTCATGAAGGTGTAGGCGCGATGGCGGAAGTAGACTGCTTTGCCTTTCGTGTCGGCAGTGTATGTGCCCCCGGAATGCAGGGCAGCGTCAAGGACGCGCTTGATGTCGAGGTACTGGTTGGAAAGGGCGAGACGGCTGGTCATTCGGGGGCCTCCTCAAAGCTTGGGCCGACAAGGTCGAGGATGTCCTGCTCGCGCAAGATGCCCAAGGAGTGAAGCTTCTCGACCAGCTTGCAATACTCGTCGAAGGTGTGCCTTGCTATGTGCAAAGCATTTTCGAGTTGGCCGTCTGGAGCTAGTGCATTAAGCTCATGTTCGAGAGCCTCGGTAATTGTGAACTGGCCGAAGCGCGTGTCATAACTGTGGTAAAGTTTCATAGGTCGATCTCGATGTCGTATTTGGACTGGAGTTCTTGGGAGGCGCGTTTCGCCGCATCCCGGTCTTCCGCGTCTTTTTTGGCGATGTAGCGAGCGATGTCGCTGGCGACTGGCATGGCGCGAGTTCCGATCGTCGGGCGTGTGTCACGCTGGCGTTCGACAAGAAGTTTCTTGAGCGCAGAAAGACCCCCAAGTGTCATGGGGATCTCGAGAGTGTAGCTGCGGCCTTCAGCGAGGACCGAGGGTATCTCGACCAGGATGGCGCCGGAGGGGGCGAGAGAGATAGTTGGGTTCATAGTTTTACCCATTGGAGTTTGTAGCCGAGAACCTGGCCGAGGATCTCGACGTCGTGGATTTTGGGGCGGTAGTGCCCGCTGCGCCAATTCATGATTGAGCGGTCGGGGTAGCCGCCCCGGGCCGCAAGCTCGAGAATGGTGAGGCCCGACTCGTCGTGGAAGGTGAAGAGCTCCTGAAGGATTGGGGATGAGGCCCTGATCGGGGAGGTTTCCTTGGCGACGAGGCGGCGAGCTTCGTCGGGATTTTCGAGGGCGAAATTAATTCCGCGATGGAAGATGCGTTGGTTGTGGCTGGTCATGATCCTGCGTACTCGCGAAGGAGGTCGAACTGGTCAAGCGAGGTCAAGCCGGCGGTAAACTGCTCAGGCTTGATCTTCTGCAAGGGGCGGAAGCGCTCGATCATGAAACATGGCTCGATCTCCCTCCGAAGAAATCGCGAGAGGATTGGCTTGTTCACGATCTCAACCAGCCGGATGTGGATTGAGCCGTCTGGGGCATTGTTGTCGATATTGCGGACTGTGTAGACCACGCCCTTTACTGGAAGGGTTATCAGAAGCTGCTGGCAACGGGCGAAGAACCTGGGTCCCCAGCGATCGTCGACCAGCACTACGTGTTGTCCTGGCTGTAGCATGTTAGTGCTCCATTCCGGGGCGTGGGTCGTAGGCGCCCTCTTTGAGGTTTGCCATTGTGGCATCGAAGGCAACACCGAAGGCCTTCGAGCACGCAAGAAGAAGGATGTAACGGACTGGGCCGGCGGCCTGGGTGACCTTCATTCCGGCGGTGAGTGTGATGCCGAAAAGCTCGGGGAAAAGGTTCAGGTCGCTGGTCTCGGCCTTGATGTCACGGCGAATGACCTCGAGCGTGTCGGCCATGATGCGGTCTTTAATTTGCTGGGTGGTGAGTTCAGACATCAATTGAAATCCCTTCGTATTTGGTTGCGAGACATGCAACCTTGGTTAGGTCATATTTGACGCCGAGATAGCTCGCGGCAGAAACGCCCTGAGCATCGAAGCGGACGGAATGAAAGCCGAGGTCGAGAAGACGGCACTCGGCTTCCAAAGCGCTGATGTGAGCGGCCTGGTGCTCGGTCGCGATGGCGTAGGCCTGGCGGAGGATCTCAGTCATTGAACCAGGTCCTCTTGATGTAGAGCGCGACGAAGAGGGCCAAGGCGAGGCCCTCGATGACGAGGATTGTGTGCCAGATGAAATCCCAGGTCATGACTTGCACCTCGGCAGCACTTTCAGTGCGTCGACGACAAACATCGAACTCGTGTCACCGGACTCGTTCGGATTAGGTATCCGCCCGGCGACGGTGTTGCGGTCGAGGATCTCGTTCAGCGCGGGGCTGAATTGGCCGAGCCATTCCCGGCGCCACCTCTTGAAATTCTTTGCGGCGACCTTCTTGTCGATTATCATCTCGAGGGAGCCGTCGGAATAGGCCTGCTTGTTGTAGGGCATGTGGAAGGCGAGCTTGGTGCCGGGCACCGCGCACACGTCCAAGTTATACTTGGTCATGAGGAAGATGGTGCAGGCGCTGGCACATTCACCGGACAGGCGGACTGGAAGGTCGCGCATGGCGATGGCACGCTCCTGGTAGTCGATGATCTTGCCGCCCGCGTCGTTGTGGATGGTGAGGCGCTGCTCGGCCAGTACTGGGCTGGCCAGAAGTGCAAGGGAAAGGGCGAGAATGCGTTTCACTGGTTTGGTTCCTTTTGTGCCCCGACTCATCAGCAGCGGGCGGGCAGGTCGCTGGACGCGGGCAAGCCGCGTTTCGTCTCAATCTAGGCGGGCGATTTCGAACGAGCCGTCGGGCTGGAAAATGCCAACCCAAGCGGACTGGTAAAAGTAGATGGTCTCGTCACGGAGTTTGGCCGAAGCAAGAGGGCGCATAACTGGATCGCCAGGGTATTTGAGACCGCCCTTATCATCGGCCTTGGTAAAGCCCCGAAACTTCTGCCAGCCGCCGAAAGGATAGTTGGCGTTTATCTGCTCGGCGGCCGAACGAGGATCTTCCTCAGAAAGAAAGTATGGAATCTCGCCCAAGGCTTCACGAGTCATGCGCGGATGGATGAGGGTGAAGTTAATCATTTGCAAACTCCCTGAACGGTGCAAGGAAGCTTCCAAAGCTCGTTTTCGGGAATGTCTCGGCGGGCGCAGGAAGATGCGAGGTACAGGACGATACCGATAATCGCCACTGCGATGAGCATGGTGAGGAATTTATTCATTGATGATGCTCCAATCAACTTCTCCGGTCTCGGCGAGGTGGCGGAGGACCTTGGCGGCCTCGACAGGTTGAAGGTCCTTATAGTTCCGATCGTTTATGTCGTCGTCAACGGGGTAAAAGAGCTGCATGGCTGGGCCGCAATAATGTTGCGGGTCGAGTGGCATCTCGAGGTATTCGGCTGCGGGGATTTCTAGTCCTGTTTCATATTTATACCGATCGACCCTTTCCGGGCGGCCCTGAGCTTCCCAAACCGCCCAACCAGCTATGCAGCAAGGAGTGCCGCAAAGATGAAGAATGCTGTTCATGTTGAAGCCGTGCTTGGAGTCAACGTCGGTGTGAGGCTGGGCCTCGATCAGGTCTGCGAGGGCGAGGATGCGTTCCTTGTTCATAATTGGTTTGGCTCCTTTGTTGAGCGGGCTTGCTCCAGCTAGGGCACGAATGCCCTAGACAGAGAAAGTCCTAGACCGGCAGCCACGCTGGCCCGTAGCACTCTTTACATTGCAGGACTTCGAAATCTTCGCCGCGATCAGCTGCAGAAGCGAGATCGGCCTCAGTGCATTTCACACGCGCGAGACTCTTTGGCTTGGAGTCAAGCAATTCGAGGGGGAACTCGCGTTTGCAGTTTTCGCAGCGTTCCATGTTAGCTGACCTGGGTCGCGAGGATAACCCACGCATCAACACTGGTCGGGGCCGAGTCGCCTCGGTGTTGCTCGATCAGGGCGTGGGCGGCGTTAACCGCGTCAGCCTCGTTCGCATGCGTGGGGCCCTCGACCAGCGCGGGCTGGTGGTTTACCGAGACCAAGACGATGAAGCCGGGTGTTTCGACTGGGGTTGGCATGTTTTTGTCCTTTCTCTGGGCGATAGTGCCCCCGCATCCCAGCCCGAAAACTGGGATGAAGATGAACTATCTAGAAGGGTATTTACGTTCGAGGGCCACGATAAGTTTCTCGATTGCTTTGGCCTCGAGAATGAGGACCTGGCCCGCGTCCATGTAGCCAGTCATCTTGCGCTGCTCGGGCGACATACGTGCGATATCGAGGGCAAGCTGGTACGCGGCCAGCTTCATCTTGGTAGTCTTGGCATTGAGCGCGTCAAGCTCATCCTTGGGAATACCTGCAATCATTTCCATCAGTTGCGCTCCTTCGTGCAATAGCTGCCGTTGGTGATGTCGTATTCGAGCTTGCCCTCGCGGAACATCTTGTCCGCTTGGTTGGCGAGCATCTTGATATCGCGGCTGGCGTCACGAGGGTCGCGGATGACCATGACGAAGCGCGAAGGGCGGGGGCTGGTGTGGATGAGCTGGAACATTATTCGCCCTCCGGGATCATAACAAGGGAGCCGCCGATGTTTGCGATTGTCATGGGAGGGTTGTTAAGGCTTGCTCCCTGAACGAACTGGCCCGAGACGGTCGCGGCCTCGATGAGGGCGAAGATTTGCTGGGGAGTTTCGAGCACCTGGAAATCATCTGGGTCATTCCCCACAAGGATGTAGGAGCCGGCGACTTCGGTTGGGGGCTCGACTGAGTAGTCTAGGATTGTGCTGACACCAACGAGGTGGATGGAACTGACGCGGACGAAAACTGCGTCATTGTTGAACGGGCGAGTGAGTTTGATGAACATGTTTGTCTCCAAGTGTGAGCGGAATTGCTCGATAAGTGGGAAGGCATTCGCGCCCTCCCCTTGCCGAGATATTCCTTAGAACTCGTCAACCTTATTCATGAACGCGCCTACATGCTTGAACATGGCGATGTAGTCTGGGCCTATGTGTTCTGCCACACGGAGCCAAAATTGCTTGCTTGCAAAGTCCATGCCTTCGATGGGGAGATGTTCCATCAAAAGCTGGGCAAACAATTCGGCGGGGAAGACGGTGCCTGCCGTAAGTTCGGGCAGTTCGGCTTCTTGCGCGAGTGCCACATCAATCATGTGGGCAGTTGCGTCTCGGAAGGTTTGAAAGTCTTTTGCAAATTCGGGCATGTCAGGTTCCTTTCAAAGAACGTGGGCCAGTCAAGGCCGGAAATGGCCGGGCGGATTTGCCCGACACAACACAATTATACCGAAAACTGGTATGTATGTCAACAGCGCAACCCAGCGGAAACGCATGGGCATTTGCCCTGACGTGATGTTAAAAGACCCGATGTAGGGCACCGCTGTAGTGTGCGCTAGGCTGGCTACTTTTTGGAAATTCGACCACATGTGCCCGTGGTGTGCATTGTATGGCTTAGGCTGAGGGGAGTGGGGATATGGCTTCTACGCGAGGATGGGAATTTTTCGACCGGATTTTCCAAAAAAAAAAAAACTGGAGAAATAAAAGTGCGGGGAGGTTCAAGCCATATCTCGGCGAATCGCCGGAAGCCATATCCCACTCGCGCCATACAATCCCGGCCGAACGTGTGCCCGCGCATTTTTCGCGAAAACAGCCAGCCCAGCACATACGTTAGCGGAGCCCTACATCGGACAATCTGGCAACACGCTAGGGCAAACGCCCACAAACGGTCGTACACGCGCGCGGACCCCGGTCCGGTGTCATGGTGCGGAAAACCCCGCCGATCGCGTGGGCGGGGCAGCTCGTGGCGGGAAATGGGCATTGAACGGCATTCGTCCGGCGCATTGACGCGCGGACACAGAAATGCCCCCGAACCATATCCCGGCTCGGGGGCACACAAATCTTCAGATGACGTAAGTAAGCTTCTCGCCCACAAAACCCGAACTAAGCTTCCAAGACTCGGGCGTCTTTGCGTTGCACCAGCCATCATGCCACAAACGCCAATCGTCTGCATCGCGCATTATGGACTTGAGTGGCTTTTGCGTGGTCGCCACAAAATACTGCACCGCATAATTCCCGGCGAATTTGGCTGCCAAAACATACATGGTCAATCTCCTTGGACTCATCAGCGCACACCTTATGTGCGGACCCCAAGCATTCGCGCTTGGAGTTTCGTCCTTTAGATGTCGAGGTCGAAGCCCTTGCCGAGTTTCGCCTTGCGTTCACGCTCCTTGCGCGCTTCTTCAAGTGCCTCGGCGACAAGCGGCTTCATCTTCGCCTCGTTCTTGACAAGCAAGTCATCAAGCTTGGCGTTCTGTTCGCCTTCCGGCAAGTCGACGAATACCTGCCATGCATCCTTGTCCAGTTTGGTCTTGTAGACGAGGCGCATGACGCGGCGGGCAATGCGGACTTCTTCCGTGACGCCGCCACCTTCCCGGACTCCGATCTTCCCTTCCAACACCCGCTGGAAGCGCTTGTCGAAGCCCGATTGCGCTTCGTCCTTGTTCTTCGCACCGGCGTAGGCGTCTTGGAACGCCTGCAGGGCGAACGTGAGAAGGTATTCCATCGAGCCTTCCGGGATTGGCTTGCCGTTCAGCTTGATGACGCTTGCATCGGTCTCGAGCACGATCCGGCCAATCGAGCCATGTTCCTTGTGGGCGTATTCGCGTACTACTTGCATGTCAGTCTCCATCTTAGTTGAGCGGAATTGCTCGGGCATGGCAACACGCGGCTGCCATAACCATGCACTTCCTAGTGTTCATTCACCCAAGCCAGCCCAATGCCCGCCAGTATGATGGCGATAACCCATGCGATCAAAAGGTAGTCAGTCATGTGCTTGCCTCCGTTGTTGATGTCCCTTTGTCACCTGGGAATGTGGCGGAAATAAGGCAAGACTCTGACATGGTGCATTTATTTGAGCAAGATTATTGCGTTGTGCATCCCAGCCCCATGCCCACGCCCACATATACGAGCACGGGCTGGTTGTGGCTGCAGGCGTGGCACATCTCGGACCCCACCCCCATCACTTTCTTTACGCGGGCAGGTGGGTTCGCTGGAGCCGCCCCCTCGCCCCCGGGCCCACCACCCTCGCAAATTTTGTGTAAATTTCCACCACTGTATGGCTCTCAGCCATATGGTACTGAACCATATGAAGCCAGGCCCCTTGACAACGTAGTCGGGCGCGCGTATGGTGCGAGCCATACAACGGCGAAAGGCCGGAAGCCATATGAGTGAACTCGACATCGACATGTTCCGGACCACTGGGCGCACGGCGAAGGCTGTGGCGGCAGAGCTCGTGCGCGAACTCGATGTGGCCGATCTCGAGATGCTCGCCGTGGAAAAGGGGAGCAAGGCCCCCGCGATCAAGCGGATCAGCGAACGCCATCACGCCCTGGCCCGAGCCATCGCGAGCGGTATGCCAATGTACGAGGCCGCCTTCATTTGCGGCTACGACATCTCCCGCGTCAGCATCCTCCAGAGCGACCCGAGCTTCCAGGAACTTCTCGCCTTTTACGCCGAGGACAAGGACCGGGCCTTCCGCGACGTCCAGACCAAACTGGCCGGGATCGCCAGCGATGCGCTCGACGAACTGCAGACGCGGCTCGAGGAGTCGCCCGAAAAGCTGAAGGTGCCGGAACTGATGCAGCTGGTCACGATGGGTGCGGACCGCACCGGCAACGGGCCGACGAGTACTCAGAATGTCAACGTGAATGAGAACCTGGCTCAGCGGCTCGAAGACGCGAGGAAGCGTCTAAAGGCCAGGCGTGGAGCCCTGGTCGACATCACCCCGAACAAGGAAGAAAGCTAATGGCTACCCCTCCCCTGCCGCAAGATTTCCAGTCCCTCCTTGATCGGCTTGCGGCGGGGGACCAGCCCATGCAAGATGCGATGGGGGACCTGATCAAGTCGATCTATTCCCCCCGGTTCATCCGAACCAGCGCTACCGCCATTGTACTTGGGCCTGAGCATCAGGGTGCCGTGTTCATCTGCACCGCTGCCGGCCTCGTCACCGTCACCCTTTCGAGCGGCCTCGGCCCCGGTTTCATGACCAGCATCCTTCCTCTGGGCGCGGGCGGAGCAACTCTGAGCGGCACTCACGTGGGCGGAACCACGATCGCCCAGAACGTCCTCGCCACAGCCATGACCCTCGATGACAGTTCCTGGTTCGTGATGGGGGCTGCATAAATGGCGCCCGCACTCGGACCTCAAAGACTTGCGACCCTGAAAGGTGCTGGCGGCGCTCCCACCATCGGAGGCATCGCAATCGGCGCTGCTGGAGACGTGGGCACCATTTACGACGGCTACCAGCTCAAGGACGGGGACGATTTCAACACCCTGGACATCCTTGGCCCAGCCAATCCTCGTGGCAAGTATTTTCCGACCCGCACCTATGGTCCCGGAGCCCGGGGCTCTGATGGCGCCCTCGGCACAATGTTCGACACCGATCCACTCTTCACCGGTTACAACGACAGTAACCGCGGCGTCCCGGTCGGCTACAACAACATGTCCCTGTCGTCGAGTGTTTTGACACTTCAATCGCGAAAGGCGACGGCGGGTGAACAGACTCACATGCAGAGTCTTCGGAATGAAGTCTCCTCGATGATCTCTGGTGCCGGGGCCATGTACTGGTATCCGGGTGTTGCGGGGACCGAGGACGTTATTTTCGAGGCCCGCGTTCGGATGTCGGCGGCTGCAGGTGATCCGGCTGGTTGGCACCCGACTGTTTGGGTCCAGTCCCTTACCCCCGTTCAGCCGATCGACTCAGACGAGTTCGACCACGAAGGCACGTCCCTCGGAGCCAAGTTCAACAAGAACCTTTGGACTAGCGGCAGCACGACCGCGTCCAGTTCCGGCACCCGCGTCGACCATGATGGAGCCTGGCACACAATCTCCTTCATCTTCAACAAGACGAATGCGCGACGCTATATCGATGGAGTCTTGAACGGCACGCTTCCGGGCGGCAACGACAAGGACAAACCCCAATACCCGATCATCTCCAGCCACATCTTCAATCCCACGTTTGATGGCGACACCTACAGCCAGGCTGCGTGGGATGCGGATGCGGACGGCGCCCAGATCGACGTCGACTGGATCAGGGTTTGGACCCGGCCGAGCAAGCCGAGCTTCTCCCCCCTCGTATCCGTCAGCGATGTGAATGTTGATTACGGTTCGAGTGTCACATTCACGCTCCCGAGCGCCTTGGCCATCTGGGGCGATGCTTCAGTCACCGAATATCTTCAGGTCGTCTACAACGAGGAAAATGAGCCGGGCGTCACACACGCGGCCATCTATTCCCAGTTTCCGGCTGGCGTCAGCTACAATTCAGGAACGCGCGAAGTCACGGTCAACATCACCTCCGGGAAGGCAGGACGCCTGAACTTCGTCCTTGCCGGCTGGAAGAATGGCTCGGCCGGGAGGCCCCTGCGCTTTGCAGTTAACGTTGGCCCGAATCCTGTTGTTCCGGATCTGAGCGTCCTGAGCGCAGGTCAGGTTACGAGCATCGACGTCTACGCCCAGCAAGACTGCGGTGTCCTTACTACGAACGGAACGAGCAAGGCCAAGACGATTTCCATCACTGGTCTGGCCGGTTCGGGCCTGTCGTATAATGACGCGACCGGACTGCTTACTGGAACTGCCGTGGCAGGCACCTACACCGTGGGCATCACCGTCACGAACTCGCTCGGCCAAAGCAAGAGTGCCTCGGCCAGCAAAACGATCGCTTCCAGCTTCAATCCGGCTACCGAGGCCAAGGTTATAGAGTGGTGGGACGCGAACGACAACACCAAGGTGTTCAGTGACGCGGCCGCAACGACCCAGGCCGTTGTCGGTTCGTCCTCTGTCCAGGCGTTTGTTGGGAAGAAGATTGGTGCGAATCTCGCGAACAGTGTTGGCGCCCAGACCCCTGAATACCTCACCGACGCAGTCAATGGGAAGAAGATTATCAAGTTCGTAACTGCGAACAACGATTTCCTCTTTACCCGCGATGCTACAGTAGTTGGTGAAGCGTCTGGCGACGACAATCCCTTCACGATTGTGGCAGCGATCAAGCGCGGCACCCCTGGTGTCACGTCCATGCCACTGACCTTCACGCCAGACACAGGCGTCGTCACCAACTACATCCGCGCTTCACTTAACAGCGGCAACACCGTTGGCTTTGGTCGACAGAACGCTGGCACGCTTACTCAGGCCGCCAGCGCATCCGCACCACTAACATCGGACCAGTGGTACATCATCTCGTGGATCTTCGAGGGTACGACTGTTACGATCCGTGTCAATGGAGTGGTTGAACTGAATGCTGCCGCCATGAACTCTGCACCGATAACTGTCGAGCGTTTCTCGATCGGCGGCCGGTACGACGACCAGGCGAACGCCTATACCTCAACGGTAGCGTTTGGCGGTGCGTTCGGCGAAATCCTCCTCTTGAATGGCGTCTCCGCCTCTGATGGGGTTATCGGGGTGGCTGAAACTTATCTGGCTGGAAGGTGGACCAACTAAGTGGAACTCGTTGAAGAACTCGCCGATTTCAGTTCCGATCCGCACGGCTTCGTGCTGTTCAGCTTTCCTTGGGGTGAGCCCGGAACGGAACTCGCCAACCTTCCCGGCCCGGAGATGTGGCAGGAAGAGGTGCTTATCGAGATCGGCGAGAAGCTGCGCCGGGGCGAGATCGACATGCTGGGGGCGATCCAGATTGCCCGAACCTCCGGCCACGGCATCGGCAAGTCAGCTCTCGTGGCGTGGGTCATTCTTTGGGCCATCTCGACCTTCGAAGATACCCGAGGCGTGGTCACGGCGAACACCGAGAACCAGCTCAAGACTAAGACGTGGGTCGAACTTTCGAAGTGGTACCGGATGTTTATCGGCCGAAGCCTGTTCAAGATGACGGCCACGGCCATCTTCTCGTGCGATCCGGAACACGAGCGGACTTGGCGCATCGACATGGTTCCCTGGTCCGAGCGCAACACGGAAGCGTTTGCAGGCTTGCACAACCAAGGCAAGCGCATCCTCGTTGTGTTTGACGAGGCCTCGGCTATCCCGGATGTGATTTGGGAGACTACCGAAGGCGCCTTGACCGACTCCGAGACCCAGATCCTGTGGCTTTGTTTTGGCAACCCAACTCGAAACAAGGGCCGGTTCCGCGAGTGCTTCCCGGGAGGCAAGTTCCACCATCGTTGGTCTACCGCTGCGATCGACTCCCGGATCGTCAGCTTCACCAACAAGCAGCAGATCGCGGACTGGATCGCAGACTATGGCGAGGACTCGGACTTTGTCCGTATCCGTGTCCGAGGCGTCTTCCCCCGCGTCGATGCCGAAAGCTTCATCCCCTTCGACCTGGCCACTCAGGCTGTGGGCCGGGAGCTGTTCCCGCAGAAGGGCGCCATCATTATCGGAGTGGACGTGGGTCGTTTTGGTGACGACCCCTCGGTCATCTATCCCCGGTGCGGGAGGGACGCGGTGTCCCGGCCAATCGAGATCCTGAACAAGAACGACACCATGCTCACGGCGAGTAAGGCCGCAGCCGCGTACCTTCGCTACCATGCTGCCGTGGTTATGGTGGATGAAGGTGGCGTGGGTGGTGGCGTGGTTGACCGCCTTCGCCAGCTGCGCATTCCAGTGATGGGCGTGGACTTCGGCGCGGGAGCGGACGGACTTAACCCCGACGATGGCAGCAAGTATGCGAACAAGCGTGCGGAGATCTGGGGCGCCCTGCGCGAATGGCTGAAGGGCGGGAGCATTCCCGATATGAAAACGGGCGAACACACGACCCTGGTCGATGAGCTCGTGGGCCCGAACTACGGGCTGAATGTCAAGGAAGAGATCCAGCTCGAAAGCAAGAAAGACATGCGCAAGCGGAACGTGCCAAGCCCGAATGTGGCGGACGCCCTCGCCTGCACCTTCGCCTACCCGCACTTCGAACTCCAGGTGGAAGTCCCGGAAGACCTGCGGGAGCAAGTCGCGGTAGCGAAGGACTACGACCCGTTTGATCGGGAGGTTTTGTACGGATGAGGAGCGCTCGTTGCGGCCATCGCCGCCTCGCATTTTTGGCGCGGGAGGGATTTGCGAGTACCCCTTGCGGGTTGACAGTGACGATTGCCTCGATGATACCCCAGTGGGGTCAGCCGGAGCGGCCCCGAAGGGGTCGCCCGGCTCCCACACGGGATCATGGCAATAGGCATCTGTCACGCAATCCGGGGCACCCGACACAAAATGACGAGCGCCTGAGTTTAGCTAAAGGAACATTTCAATGGGCTTCTTGAAACCAAAAACTCCGAAGGTTGTAAGCGCGCAGGACAGCTCCGCTAATACAGCCCCGCCTGCAGCCAACCCGGCTCAGCAGGCCGATTACGCCGCGAGTGAGACATCCTCTATCGCGCGCGCTCCCGGCTCACTCATTTCCACCTCCTCCCAGGGTTTGACCCGGAAGGCTCGCACCCAGAAGCCCTCGTTGATCGGGAGCACGTCCAGTGCAAATTGACATCCTTCTTCACAACAAACTGAAGGCGAAGCTCACCAAGCTTGAGGAGATCCGCCAGCCGTTCCTCGAGTTCTGGAAAGAGATCGCGGATTATTACCTGCCCCGACGATACGTGTGGCTCGACAATACGAGTGCGCGTGTGAGGTCGATGCGCAATCCAATGATCCTCGACTCGACCGGGACGATCGCCGCCCGCATCCTCGCCTCTGGTATGATGAACGGGGTTACGAGCCCGGCACGTCCGTGGTTCAGCCTTCGTATCGCCGGCCAGGACGACACTGTGGCGGATAATGATGTGCGCGTGTGGCTGGATGAAGTCACTCGACGGATGAGCCTTGTTCTCGCCGAGTCCAACTTCTACAACGCCATGGCTGTCATGTACCTCGACCTCGTGGTATTCGGCTCAGCCAGCATGCTGATCTATGAAGACTTCGACTCGGTGATCCGTTGCTATAATCCAGCTCTTGGCGAATTCTATTTCGCCCAGGACGATCGTCTTGAGGTCTCAACCTTTGGCCGCAAGTTCCAGTACACGATCGAACAGATGTGCCGGCGCTGGGGTGAGGAGAACCTTTCCGAGAGCTCTCTTGCTTTGTATAAGCTGGGCGGCGCTTCGGCCCAAACCTCCCGTACCATCTTCCACCTGATCGAGCCAAACATCGATGGCAAAGGCCGAGTGCCGAAGAAGTTTAAATGGCGCGAGACTTACTGGGAGTCCGGTGCGGCCCCAGGTCTTGTCCTTTCCCAGCGCGGTTTCAACGAGATGCCGGGTCTGTTCCCTCGTTGGGAGCTTTCCGGCAACGACGCCTACGGTTCGTGCCCCGCGATGGAGGCGATCGGCGACGTCAAACAGCTGCAGCAGGAAACGCTCCGCAAGGCCCAGGGCATTGACAAGATGGTCAATCCTCCTATCGTCGCGGATATCCAACTCCAGCACCGCCCAACTGCAACTGTCCCAGGCGGCATCACCTTTATCGCTGGCGCAAACAACGTCGGCGCCAAGCCGCTTTACCAGATCGCCCCTCCTTTGGGCGAGATGACGGCCGACATCGCTGCGGTTCAGTACCGGATCAAGGAGACCTTCCACAACTCCCTTTTCCAGATGATTTCAAATCTTGATACCGTTCGTTCGGCAACTGAGATTGACGCAAGGAAGGAAGAAAAGCTTGTCTTGCTCGGATCTGTCTTGGAGCGTTTTGAGAACGAGGCCCTCGATCCAACCATCAAACGAGTGTATGCAATTATGGAACGGGCCGGCCTTCTACCCGAACCCCCCGAGTCAATTCAGGATGTGGATATTGAAATCCAGTACGTCTCAATCCTATCTACCGCTCAGCGGGCTGTTGCAGCAATCCCCACCGAACGCTGGGTTACTTTTATCGGCAACATTGCGGCTGTAAAACCCGAGGTCCTGAACATCCCGAATTGGGAGGAGCTGGTCCGGAATTATGGTCGCGATCTTGGTGTCCGCGCGAAGGACATGAACCCGCCGCAGGTAAGTGAGGAAGCTACCGCGCAGCAGCAGGCAAGCGCCCAGACAACCCAAGGGCTGGAACAAACCCAGGCCCTTACTGGCGCCGCCCAGCAGCTTTCCGCTACCGATGTGGGTGGCGGGGCAAATGCGCTACAGATGCTCCTGGGTGGTCCAGGTTGATATGGCTTAGGAAATCGGCTGGACAAAAGCCGAGAAATGGTGTAAGGATATGGTGAAATCAGCAGACGAGTTAAAACTGGAATGGAAGCTCAGCGATCAGCAGGAACTCGACACAGCCTTCACGGCGCTGTTGAGCACGCCTGCGGGCCGGAGGTTCCTTCGTCACTTGCTCACTCTGTGCAAGGTTGGCCAGCAGCCCTTCACACCCAACGCGCTCACCATGAGCTTCAACTGTGGTGAGCTTAACATCGGCAACCAGATACTTGCCGAGATAATGTCAATCGACCCTGATGGGTACGTGAGGATGCAAAGGGAAGCGACTGATGAGTGGAGAACCAGAGAACAAGCCCTCAGAGACCTCGACCGAACCGACATCGACGAGTCTGGTCAATACTGAGGCGCCGAAAGTAGACGAGCCAAAGCTCGATGCTGAAGGCAAGCCGATCGTTACTGAAGAAGTCAAGACCGAAGAGGTCAAGACTGAGGCCCCTGCCTTTGAAGCCTTGACCCCCGAGTCCTTCAAACTGCCGGAAGGCTTCGAGACGGACGAGGAGACCACCAAAGGCTTCCTCGATATCATGAACGACGAGAAGCTTACCCGCGCGGAACTGGCGCAGAAGCTCGTCGACTACCAAGCTGGCCTGATGACGAAGATGTCCGAGGCCGGTGCAAAGCTGTTTGCTGATCAGCAAGAAGAGTGGCAAAACGCCGCCCGTGCTGATCCCGACATCGGCGGAGAAAAGCTCGCCCCGGCCCTTGGCCAGATCGCGGGCCTCCTCGATAAGTACGGCTCCCCGGAGCTAAGGACGGTGTTTGATGTGACGGGGGCTGGCAACAATCCCCTGATGATCAAATTCCTGTCGAAAATCGCTGCGGATCTGAGTGAAGGGGGGCCGGTTTTAGGGGCTCCACCTGTCTCCCAGGCTTCGCTTGCTGAGCGTATGTACCCCTCAATGAAGAAGCAAGGAGCATAACAAATGGCAACACTCTCTGTTGCACGCCCGACGCTCCTCGATCTTTCCAAGCGAACCGACCCGGATGGGAACATCGCTCAGATCGTGGAGTTGCTGGCTCAGGAGCTGCCTGTTCTGGAAGACATGACTTTCCAGGAAGGCAACCTCCCGACCGGCCATCGCACGACAGTTCGAACGGGTATCCCGACCCCGACCTGGCGCAAGATCAACCAGGGCGTCCAGCCCACCAAGTCGACCACGGCCCAGATTACCGCCAACACCGGTATGATGGAAGCCTACGCCGAAGTCGACAAGGCGCTCGCCGACCTCAACGGCAACACCGCTGAATGGCGGATGTCGGAAGAGTGGGGTCACGTCGAAGGTATGCGTCAGGAAGCTGAACGTACGATCTTCTACGGGAACGAAGGAACGCAGCCTGAAGCCTTCACCGGCCTCACGCCCTACTACAGTTCCCGCACTTCCGCAGCCGGCGCCAACATCATCTCCGCCAACGACGCGACCACGCCGACCGACAACCAGTCCATCTGGCTCGTCGGCTGGGGCCCGAACACAGTCCACGGTATTATTCCGAAGGGCTCGAACGCGGGTCTCCAGATCACGGACAAGGGTCAGGTCACCATCGAAAATGCTGATGGCAACGGCGGCCGTATGGAAGGCTACCGCACGCACTATCGCTGGGACATGGGCCTCGTCGTCCGTGACTGGCGCTACGTCGTGCGCATTTGCAACATCTCGAAGGCACTTCTTACCGCCGATGCTTCGACTGGTCCGAACCTGCCGAACCTGATGTTCGATGCCCTCGAGCAGCTGCAGTCCATTTCCGGCGTCACCCCGGTCTTCTACATGAGCCGGAAACTTCGGAGCTTCTTCCGCAAACAGCTTGCGGCGGCAGTCAAACAATCCACCCTTACCGTGGATCAGGTGGGTGGTGTCAGCAACTCGAGCTTCGACGACGTGCCGATCAAGCGCGCCGACGCACTCGCCGCTGACGAAGCCTACGTCCCGGCCAGCTCGTAAGGAGAGCCTCAATGATCATCGACGACTTCCTTGAATTCGCTGATGCCGTCTCCGTAGCAGCTGCTGCGGGCACGGCCCTCATCGGCGATGTAATCGACACCAGCGCGGTTCATCGTGACCTCGGCAACGGCAAACCAGTTTGGTTCGTCGTGACCGTCGACACGGAAATCGTGGCAGCTTCGGCTGGTACGGTTAAGATCCAACTCGTGTCCGACGCCCAGGCTGCAATCGCCGTTGACGGTTCAGCTTCGGTACATCTCGACTCTGGTACTTTCGTGACGAACGTCGCAGCCTCGAATGACAACCAGTTGAATGCTGGTGCTGTCATGTTCGCTGCGCCCCTTCCGATCGAAGGCCGAGTGTATGAGCGCTATCTCGGCGTCTTGTGCATCACGGCAACTGCAACCACGACGGCTGGGAAGATCAACGCCTTCCTGACCTACGATCCGCCGATCAAGTCGCCGGCATATCCGAAAGCGGTGAGCTAACATGGCCAAGGTTACTGAAATCCGTATCCAACTCATCAGCGATTGGTATGGTCCGGACGGCAAGTTCCGTCGGGCCTCCCAAAATCCGCATACCATCCCGGTGGCGATGCTGGAAGAACTGCCGCCCTCAGCACTTGTCGAGGACGACAAAGGAAACTTCAGGAAGCAGCCGAAGGCCATGCGCGAGCACATCGCATCTCGCGTGACTGACGACGCTACTGAAGCTGACGACGATGATGATGATGTTGTCGAAACGGCAGCTGAAAAGAAGGCCCGCAAAGAGGCCGAGGCTGCTGCCGCGAAGAAGACACCAGCCTTGTAAGGGTGACCTATGGACGAAGTCTCGATCTACAACATGGCCTTAGATGCGGTCGGGGCTCGTTCAAAGGTATCCTTGCCAACTGAAAAGTCGCGCGAAGCTGAGGAGTGCCGTCTTTGGTTTGGTCCGGCACGAGATCAAGTGCTTCGCGCGGCACGTTGGCCTTCAGCAAAGGCATGGTATCGCTTGCCCTTGCTGAAGGAAAGAAATGGTGACAATAGCTGGGTCAGTGATGACCCGGAACCTGGATACGCCTACGCGTATGGAGTGCCGTCAGACATGCTCGCCCCGAGATTTCTTGCGGGCTATGAGGCATTCACCCTTTCCACCTATCCCGGCAACAAGATGGCTATCATGACGAACGTGGCGGATGCGCTCATCTGCTACACGAAGTCACAGACCAACATTTCTCTGTGGGACACCGGACTGCGGATGGCGATCGTGTACGGCCTAGCCGCCCATATTGCAATGCCGTTGCAGGGCAAAGCTTCGCGCGCTCGGAACGCGATCGAGCAGGCTAACTCCTTAATCATGTCCGCCCGGGAGGATGCCGCGAACACTGACACGGAGCGGCTCGAAACCATTCCGAGTTGGATTTCCGCTCGCGGCTACGGTATCGCCCCGACGAGCACGCGGTATTTCTATCCGCTGGGTGACCTCTTTAGCGCGGGGGCCCTCGGTGTCTAATGAAATCATCAAGTATGCATTTACTTCGGGCGAGATTTCCGAAACACTGTTCGGACGTTCTGACCTTGAGCAGTATGATCTTGGTCTTGCGGTAGCCAAGAACTGGGTCGTCGATTATCGAGGCGGCATTTCCACGCGTCCTGGGTTTGAGTTCTGCGACTTTGTGCTGCGGGACGATCAGCCAACTAAATATTTTGAGTTCCGTTTTGCCACTGACATCACGAATGTCTATGCGGTTCTGTTCGGCCACAACTATGTGAGGTTTCTCCAGGACGGCGCGTATGTGCTGGAAGATCCGAAGACTGTTACAGGCATTGCCGGAAACACGGTGACTGCCGCTGCGCATGGGTATTCGAACGGGCAGTGGGTCAAGCTTGCTGGCGTGGTCGGCCCTGATAATGTGAATGGCCGCAGCTTTCAAATCGAAAACGTGACTACCAACACGTTTGATTTGCTGCAGTTGCCTGATCTTGATCCCCTCATCCTGTCCTCTGCTTACGTGAGTGATGGCACGGTCTCTCGCGTCTATACCCTGACAACAACCTACACTGGAGCGGATCTCGAAAAGCTTGGAATTAAGCAGCGGCGCGATCTTCTTCGCCTAACTCACCCGAATTTTCCGACCAAGAACCTTATTCGCGCGGGCGTTACGAACTGGTCACTCGTGAATGAGGTGATCGGTAACGGTTCTGCGGCACCTGTTGGGGTTGGTGCGAGTGCCAGTTCTGCGGGTTCTGCGGGTGTGGTCTTTGCTGTCACAGCGGTTTTCGCCGACGGCACTGAAAGCGGAATGAGCCTTCCATACATCCTGCAGAGCATCGTAAACTATACTGTGACTTCCGGTTCCGTGGTAGTTAACTGGACGCAGGTCGCGAATGCGGTAGCCTACAATGTGTATCGTTCGCGGGTTAGCTCGGATGGAACTAAGGTAAATGCGGGTATGGAGCTTGGCTACATTGGTCAAGTAACTGGTGCTCAATTCGTTGACATGAACATTATTCCTGACTTTACCAAGACGCCCCCGAGAGGAGATAATCCTTTCGCGCCGGGGAGGATTGAAGCTATAAACATGACGGCAGCGGGCTCTAGCTATCCGGCTGGAAGTTCTACCGTGAGTGTCTCGGGTGGGGGCGGCACTGGTTTTCGGGGCGCTCCCGTACTGAATTTTAATGGCCAGATTGTGGGCGTTCTTATTCTTGATCGAGGCCAAGGCTATGTCAATCCTGTAGTTTCTTTTGGAGGTGCGGGTGGCTCGGGAGCCACGGCAACTGCCATTGCAGCGGAGACCTCTGGCGTTTATCCTTCAATCTCCGAGACGTTCCAGCAACGTCAGGTTTATGCCGCAACATTGTTGGAGCCGCTTACTCTTTGGGGAAGCCGGCCGAAGAAGCCCTCGAACTTCGATTACAGTGCCATCACTATCGATAATGATGCGTATGAGTTTGAAGTGGACTCGTCCGAAGTTAGCCCGCTCAAGCACTTGATCGCGATGCGAGGTGGCTTGATCGTCATGTCGGATACCGGTGTCTGGCTTTTGCAGGGCACGAATGGTGGAGCGGTGACACCTTCGGACGCTTTGGCCGAACCTCAGAACTATACCGGCGTGAGTGCCGTGCCGCCGCTCAAGGTGGGCACCGACCTGCTTTATATCGAAGGTAAGGGCTTCACTGTTCGCTTGCTTAGCTATAATGACTTTTCCCGCGTCTATGGTGGCGAGGATAAGAGCCTTTTGAGCAATCATCTGTTTGCGGACGGTAAGCGTATAACTGCATGGTCCTTCGCGGAGAACCCGTTTAAGGTGGTCCATGCGGTTCGCTCGGACGGCGCCCTGCTTAACTTCACTATCGTGAAGGAAGAAAAGGTCTTTGCCTGGACTTGGAGCACGACCAAGGGCAAGTTCCTCGATTGTCGCGCCGTGCTTGAAAATGGTCTCGATCGCCTTTATGTGGTGACGAGGCGGTATGTTAATGGCCGCTGGACAAAGTTTATCGAGCGGTCAGCTATTCGCGAGATTGAATTTTCCGAGGATGCGTTTGCGGTCGATTGCGGCCTTTCACTCCCCGCCAATTGGCCGGCAGCCAATCTCACAATCAGCGCCCCGACCGGAGATGATGTGACGTTCACGGCCTCAGCTGGCGTGTTCAGTTCCGGAGACGTGAACAAGGTTATTCGCGCGGGAGGTGGTAAGGCTTACGTCACTCAATTCCTTTCCTCCTTTTCAGTCAAGGGCCGGATCGTTCGCGAGATCACTGATGTGGTGGCGGAAGATCCGGACAACACTGTGTATGAGCAACTGTCTGGAACCTGGACGCTTGATACCCCGCAAACAGTGATCAATGGTCTGTGGCATCTTGAGGGCCAAGAGCTGGCCGTACTCGCAGACGGTAATGTGGTTGAAAACTGTGTGGTTGAGGATGGCAAGATCACCCTTCCGGCCGAGGCGACTCGTGTTATTGCCGGGCTGAAATATACTCCGATCTTGAAAACCCTTCCCCCAGTGGTTAGCGATGCGATTATCGAGGCTCGCCGCAAACGTGTTCTGGGCGTTGCGGTTCGTGTGAGTGACACGCGCGGGCTTTCCTCCGGCCGGAGCCTCGACTCCCTTTACGACATGAAGGAACGGACCAACGAAACTTATGGTGAGCCGATCGAGCTTTTCGACGGTATTCGAGTTCAGTTGATCGAACCGAACTGGGACGAAAATGGTCAAACATACTTTGTCCAAAACAACCCGCTTCCTGCTACCCTACTCGGTATCGTCTTCGATATGGAGGTTGGTGATGATCCAGATTGAGGACATCTCGGAAATCCCGGAAGCGGTTTGGAGCAAGCATTCGTCGAAAGAATTCACCCTGCTGCCGCCGGAGGTGCGGGAAGAAATGGTGCGGAACAGTTCACCGATCAAACAAGTCTCCCTTGACGGGGATGTGATTTTGATCTGTGGAGTGTTTCGCCAGACGATGTTGGGGATGCCTTATCTGTGGGTGCTCCTGGCCGAACGTTTTGCCGATGCCCCGGTTAGCGTGTTGAAGCAGCTGGTTCGCCGGCTTGCAAAGGAATTGCCTGTGGCAGAAACATTCGTCGAGGTGGGGAATAAGAAGGCCGATCGCCTAGCGCGGTTGTTCAGTTTCCTCCCAGCCGACTCAACAATCATTCACGGTTCAAAAGTTTACCGTTCCTATAGGAGGGCCTGATGGCATTTATTGCACCAGCAATTGGCGCCCTTGGAGGCGGCTCAATTCTTGGCGGTATTGGCACGATTGTCTCGGTTGCGGGCACGATCGCAGGCGGTATTGCTGCACGTAATCAGGCGAACTATCAGGCGGCTGTTGCAAAGAACAACTCCGTTATCGCGAAGAACAATGCGGCCTTGGCAAGTGACTCCGCGCAGGAGACGCAGATTGAAAGTGATCGCCAAACCGCTGCGCTTGTTGGTCAGCAAGAGGCTATCCAAAGCGCCTCGGGCCTGAGCACACAAAGTGCCAGTGCCCTCCGTACCCGACGCTCGGCCAACATTCTCGGCCGGCAAGACTCAATCAACATTCGCCGGGAAGGTGACTATAACGTGCAGAACTATCTGCAGCAGAGTGAAAACTTCAAGGCCGAGGCGAGTGCGCAAAAGGCCGGGGCTGCTGGAAGTATGCTCGGGGCGTTCCTTAATGTGGGAAGCTCGTTGGTTTCCGGCGCGACGTCTGTGCGAAGCCCGAACCGCATAACAGGTTCGCGGCCTAATCTTGTTCGCAAGGCCACAATCGGGGGGATGGCTCGATGAAGGTTCCCGTTCCTACTTCTGGTCGCGTGATCCCGAAGCAGCAACTCGCGTATGTTGAGGGCGCCAGGAACCCGAGTGCGGGACTGGAGGCCGTGGCTCGCGGGGCACAAAACCTCGGCGAGAGCGTGACGAAACTGGCCGCTACCTGGGATGAGCGGGATCAGAAGACGGACCGCTTTAACTCCCTGACGAACTTCTCGAAGTTCCAGTCGGACATGGCCGCGAACTTGACCGAGCTCAAACGCACTGCATCACCTGACGGCAAAGGCTATGTGAAGTCGGCTGAAAGCCTGTATGATCAGAAGTCGCAGGAATATCTTTCGACTGTTCCGCAGGATCTGCAGGACGAGTTTCGTTATCGTGTCGCGGAAAACAAGCGCAGTCTTGTTGCCGACTCCCTCAGCTTTCAATATGATGCCGGGGATGCTTGGTTCAAACAGGGCGTGAGTGATGAGCTTAACAAAGCTCGCACGATGCTCGACCAAAATCCAGGCGCGCTCGATATCCAGCGCCAGCACATGAATGAGGTGATTGACGCCACCGACCTGCCGGAAATTACCAAGAATGAACTGAAGCGGAATGTGGCGATCGGGCTCGAGACCGCAACCTATAAGGCGGAGGTTCGGAAGGACGCGTCTACTCGCCTGTCGATTGGCGTGGGAGAGATCTCGGATTTTGCGACCGGGGCTCGCGCGCTGATTAAGAAGGAAGAGGGCTACGTTCCTGGTGCGATGTGGGATAAGAACCATCATCGAGTTGGATATAGCTCCGACACGATCACCAATCCAGATGGTTCCTACCGGATGGTTAAAGAAGGTGATGTCACTACCCGCGAGGATGCGGAACGGGATCTGACGCGAAGGATTGAGCAGGCTGACATTGCGGGACGGAACTCAGTTGGTGCGGAACGTTGGAATGGCCTTGCTCCGAATGTAAAAGCCGGGCTTGCCTCGGTCTATTACCATTACGGCAAGTATCCGCAGGAAGTCTTGCGCGCGGTTGAGACTGGCTCGGCAAGTGAAATCGCCTCAGCCGTTCGTGGTCTTTCGTCCAATCCCCCTCGTCGTGAACGTGAGGCCAAGATCATCGAGGGCTCTGGTGGGGTCGAGGCCGACCCCAGGTTCCAGAACATTCCCTATGAAGACCGGATGGCGCTCAGGGATGATGCCGATCGGGAGGCGCAGCAGATTGCCGTGGCTCAGGCTCGGCAGGAAAAGGAGCTGGTCGCCGCGAAGACCAACGATCTTTATCTCGGCCTTCTTGATGGTCGTCAGGGTAAAGCTGACATTGATGCAGCGCGGCAGGCAGGCTGGTTGACTGACTATGACTCGATCAACAAGGCGAACGAGATTATCAAGAACACCACTGAGAAGACGATTTTGGCTGGGCAGGCGGCAGAAAAGCTCAGCTCCGGTGCGGTGTTCGATCCGGCAGATACGGAGGATAAGAAGCGGCTGAACGCATACGTGGGTACGGGCGGGCTGCAGAAGATCCAGTCGGGGGATGAGGATTACATTTCCAATTCGCTCGTGCCGCTCGTGAGTAAGGTGGGTGATATTCCAACTGATGTGGCCGGGACACTGACGGGGATGATCCGGGCCAACAATGCTCAGGGTGCCATGTTCGCCCTTGACGCACTCGCTCAGCTTCGCGACACAAACGAGCTTGCTTTTAACCAGCGTGTCGGGAGTGATGTCGCGGCTCAGGTTGACATGTGGGACTCGCAGAAAGATCTTGCCACGGATCAACAAGAGTTACTGAATAAAGTTCGGGGTGGGACTGATCAGGCTTCGCGTCAGGCACAAATGACGCTGCGGACTGAAGCCAAGAGCATCTTGTCCCAGACTGAGAATGGCGTGCCGAACAGCAAATCCCTGCTGGCGAAAGCGGTTGGGGAGTTCGGCGGTTTGTTCTCATCCCCGAACACCTACACAAATCCAATCGCTAATCAGTCGCTTGAAAAGGAATTCTCTTCCCTCTTCATCGACAAGTATTCCTTGACTGGGAATGTGGACTCGGCAGTTGAGCTTGCCACGAAGGAACTGCAGCGGAATTGGGGCGTGACGGATGTCGGCAATCGCACACTGCTGATGAAGTATCCGCCAGAGAAGGTTGGATATCGCGCGGTTAATGGAAGCTATAACTGGATCGACGCGAGTGTGCGGCAAGACTTGCAGCTTCCTCCGACGGACAATTTTGAGCTTTTCTCGGACGAACAAACTCGTCAAGAGTTTCAGGCATTCCAGCGCGATCCGAATGCTCCAGCGCCTTCTTACCGCATCTTCACGATCGACTCGGATGGGGTTGCACGCGAGAGGGTGGATGCGAAAGGCAATCCAATGCGACTGAATTTCAAGCCGCCTCAGTACATCCTTCAGGATGAAGCTGACACGTTCGATCGCAAGGCCGAGCGGTTTAGGGTGGATGAAATCATCGCCAACTATCCGCGCCTTCAGGCCGGGGCGCTGGCTTCGCAAACCCAAGTCCCGGACGAAGACACTCAGGCGTATCAGGAAGCCTTGAAGGCTCGTGAAGCACTTGATGCGGCTGATGCTGCGGCTGCTGCAAACCGCGATAAGTGGGCTACGCCTCAACTTGATCCTGAGACATTCCCGCAATTCCCACCCGGGAGCTATTGATGCCTTTCGTCGAACATAGACTCGGTCGTGAGTTTAACACTCTTCAGGCTCCGGAAGAGAAGAAGCCGGATCCTGGATTTCTTGACACCTTCTATGCTGGGTTCAAGATGGAGAACTCGGTTCTGAATGCTGCGGATTACGCCTCGCGCCCGGCCTTCCTTCCTCAGGACGGCTTTCAGGTTGGCAAAGCCTTGCGCGAATTTGATACCGCAAACAGGTCAACCTTGTTCGAGCAGTATCGGGATCAGTTTCTGGGCGTCCAGTCCGAAGATGAAATGAACTACAAGATAAGTCGTATTCGCGAACAGGAGCAAAACCGTGATACCCTTTCACGCGCTGGCTGGCTTGGTGTTGTTGCTGGAGTTACTGGGGGGCTGGTTAGTCCTGAGATGCTTATTCCGTTTGTGGGAGAAGCGCGAGGACTCAAAGCGGTTGCTCAAGGAGCAGTGCTTGGCCTTGCTGCCTCGGTCCCGGCAGAAACCGCCCTTGGGCTGAACCAAGAAACCCGCACGAAAGGTGACATCGCGTTCAGTCTTGCCGCGAGCACTGCCCTTGGCGGTATCCTTGGCGGAGCCGTCGGCTTCCTTCGCTCCGGCGAACGGGAGATTTTTGAGAACGAGATCACGCAGATGGGATCGCGGCCTCGGGGTGTTGGTGCGGAGGCGGTTGAACTGCCGAATGCAGGCGGCCTCGCCACGAAGACCGCACAGAAGGTTGCGGCCATAAACGACTCGACCCGCCTACTCACAAACCCCGTGACCGAGACCATTAATCAAGAAGACTTCCAGACCTGGCGCGTGTTGATGCAGCAGGCGTCTGACTCCGGCCTGTCGATGGAGCGGAATGTGGAAGGCGTTCCCACGTCCCTCGGAGGCACGATTGAGAACAACATCACTACCTACATGGGACCGCTTGGATCAACTGTGGAGCACATGGATGACCTTTACTCGAAATACTTTTTTGATGGCAATGTACCTTCTTTTGCACCCAACCAGCGTGCCGCTTTGGCTGGAACCTTCAATGCGGGCGGGAAGCTTTCGAGGGCACAATTCGAAGATGAGGTTACGCGGGCTATCTGGCAAGGGTTCGAACATGATGTTCCCGAAGTGGTGGCTGCGGCCAAAGAAGCGGCAGGCAAGGTTTTTGAGCCCATCCTGAAAGAGGCCCAGGCTGTAGGCCTGATGCCGGAGGATGTGAAGCTGGTGGGCGATCGGGCCTACGCCTCGCGCATCTATAATGTCGAGGCGATCCAAACGCGCACGGCTGAATTTGTGAAGAAGATCGCCGACAACTATGAGAAGCAGCTGAATGAGAGGTTTGGTGAAAGCCTTGTCGGGTTCCAGGAAAAGGTCTCACGCCAGCAACAGCTTGCGGAGGATCTTGCAAAGCCCGCTGATGTTGTGGATCAGGAGGTCACTAAGTTCCGGGAAGAACTGAAGGCGATTGACGAAAATCTGCCGGAGGAAATTCAGCAGCTTGAAGCGGCAATCTCGCGGAACCGTGCGACGGCTACTGCGATGCGGGCCAATGGCGATAGCCTGACGAATGAAGCCGCCCGCAAACAGCTCCTGAAAGATGCCCGGGATATGGAGAAGGAAGCTGGCGATGGATATAAGGCGATCAAGACTCGTCGGGGTGAACTTCGTCGCAGGCTTACGAACCTGAACAAATCTGTCGTGGCTACGGATGCGAAGCGCGCAGCAAAGCTTGATCGCATTGCGCGGATCGAGGATCTTAACCTCGACGGAATGCAGCGGCTCGTTAAGAAGGCGCAAACCACACTGCGTCAACTCGATCGCTGGACAGACGCGAAGCTGGATGATGAACTGGAGAATTTGAAGAACCAGTTCGAAAGCGTGGCGAATATCTATGATCGGGGCGAGGAACGTCTTGCCAAGCTGGCCGAAGACGATGCGCAAATTCACAAGCTGGGTGCACTGGAAGATGTGCAGACGAAGCGAGCCGAACGCCTGGATGATATCTCGGGCCGGATTGATGAGGCAGAAAAGCTTGACCGGGACGCCATTCGCGAAGCCATTCAGTACGGTCTGGACAAGACCCTGCTGAAGATCGATGACATTGCCCGGAGACGTGTGCTGCGTCGCCAGCGTTTGCAGGAAGAAGTTGCCAAGCTTGATCCGGCTGTCGCGCGCGAACGTCAGCTGGCCGCTGCGAATGCCGTGCCTACTATGGTAGGGGACTTTGCGAGGAAGTGGGAAGCGCTGGGTGGCGAAGGAGTTGATCCGAGTTCTGGCGTGGCGAGCTTCTCCGACATTGCCAAGCGCTCGGCAGAGGAAATCAAGGACACGATTGTTGGCACCTACTTGCGCCTTCCATATTCCGAGGTGCTTGCGAAGGAACGCGGCAGTGAGCTGGTTCGCGTACTTGACATCCCCTCCCGCGAGATCGATGACTTTCTGGAGAAGAACGTTAACAAGGTGATGAAGACCTATGTGCGGACGATGGCGCCAGACATTGAGATCACGCGCAAGTATGGGAGCCTTGACTGGCGCCAGATCATCAAACCTGCCGTGGATGAATTGAACGGGAAGATTGACGCGATCTCAAAAGCGGTCGACAAGGAAGGTAAGCCCCGCCCGCAGGAATGGAAGGACAAGCAGACCCGGAAACTGAACGCCCAGTTCAGCCAAATGTCGAACAACTTCGAGGCTGTGATGCAGCGTCTGCGGGGGACTCGGGGCCTTCCGAGTGATCCGGACGGGTTCGCCTATCGTGCCGCTCGGACGATCATGAACTTGAACGTGCTTCGGATGATGGGCATGGTTACGGTCTCGAGCCTTCCAGACCTCGGTCGCCCGATCATGCGGTATGGGCTCACGAGAACTTTCCGTGATGGGTTCGGTCCGCTGATCAAAAATCTCCAGGCGTTCAAAATGAATGCGAGGGAAGCCCGGCTGTCTGGCGCGGCCATGGATACCGTGCTGCATACGCGTGCGATGGCGGTGAGGGATATCGCTGATGATATGCAACGCGGCTCGAAGTTTGAGAAAGGTGTGGAGTGGGCGACTAATCGAATGGGCGTCGTCGCCTTGTTTGATTACTGGACGGAGGCCGGAAAGCTTCTCACCTCCTCGATCACGAACGCCAAGCTGATGGAAAGTCTCGCCAAGGTAGTGACGAATGAGGGCGATATCAAACTGACCGAGGCCACGAAGTTTCTTGCTGAGAACGGGATCGATGGCGATACGGCTGGAAAGATTTGGGACGAGGTTGCAGCTGGGGGTGGCGGCAAGGTCAATGGGACTTGGTGGCCGAACACGGAAAGCTGGAAAGACCAGAACGCAGTCCGCATCTATCGTGCCGCGCTCGCGAGGGAAATCAATAACACGATCATCACTCCGGGAGTTGAGAAGCCCTTGCTTGCTGACGCGAATGTGCTTGGCCGGATGCTTTATCAATTTAAAAGCTTCGGGATGAGTTCCACGCCCAAGCTCATGATCGCCGGCATTCAGCAGCGGGATGCGTCGATCTTGTCCGGTTCGCTCGCTTCGATGGGTCTTGGCGCGCTGAGCTATTATCTGTGGGCCGTGGCGACAGGAGGTAAGGCGTACACGGAGATGCAGAATGCGGGGCTGGATAAGTGGGCAGATGAGGCCATGAACCGCTCAGGCATTATCGCGGGGGCGGGTGAGGTGCAACGGATTGCGCAGAACATTCCCCTGCTCGCGAACTATGCCAGCTTTTCCGGTACAAGACAAACGAGACGCCCGGGCGATGATCTGGTAGAAGCCCTGCTTGGTCCAAGCTTTGACTTCGCGCAGAACTCCCTTGGCGTGATCGGGCAGCTACACGATCCAACCCAAGCCACTATTAAACAATTTGCCCGTTTGTTACCTTATCAAAACGCGATGGTCATTCGCGAGGCCATCGATGCAGTCACTCATGCAATAGGCGAGCACCTTCCTGAAAGGAGAAAGTAATGACCGTTGAAACTACAGAACGGCTGGTCGTCTATCGCGGAAACGGGAGTGCGACGAACTGGCCTTACAATTTCCAGATCCCCCAGGCAAGTCAGGCCTCGGTCAATATCCAGGACTACGCGACCGGAACAATTCTTGAGACCTTGTCCCCGGGCGCCTATCAGTTGAATGGGGTTGGCGATCCGGAGGGCGGCTCGGTTGATTATCCGATCGATGCGAGCGCGCCTCTTGATGACACGAAACAGATCGTCATCATCCGCACGGTTGAATACACTCAAGAACTGAACATCAGCAATCAGGGCGGATTTCATCCCGAGACGCTTGAGGCCGAACTCGATGCGATCGTGATGCAAATTCAGCAGATTGCGGAACAGCAAACTCGGTCGCTGATCGTCAACCCCGGGCAGGAAGTGCCGGACCTTACCGCGATTGCGGCGGCTGAATACTGGGCGGGGGTTGCGGAGGATGAGGCAGATCGGGCCGAGGGCTATGCCAATCTTGCACTCAATTCCTGGAACCACATCACTGGGATCGGGAACGGTATCGTCACTGACATTCCGTTGTCGGCCAATCCAGGTTCGACCGCAAATGTCATCGTGAATTTTGATGGCATTCTGCAGATGAAGGCGACCTACTCACTGGTCGATATTCTCGGCGTCACGAACATCCGCTTTACGTCGCCTATTCCAGACGGCGTTCCGTATGATATTGACTACGGAAATCGGACTGATTTGGCGGCGACGGTTATTCCAGATCTTTCCATCGTCACCTCGAAATATGCAGACGGCTCAGTTACGTTTCCGAAATTGACCTTGTCGGCGGCTGACATGCAAGCGTTGCTTCCTCCCGGAAGTTTGGTTGATAGCAAGTCGGCTGTTTACACAGCGAACGCCAACTTGACTGCAGTAATTCCTGCCGATGACACGGTTCCTCAAATTACTGAGGGAACGGAAATCATCACAACTACCTATACGATGAAGAGTGTAACGAACATCCTGCGACTGCGATTTAACGCAGTGGGCGCCTACGCGACAAACGGTCTTATCATTGCTGGCATCTTTATTGCTGGCGATGCAAATGCGAAGGTGACTGGTGTGACTTCGGTTTCGGGCGTCGACGTGTTCTTGCACACACTCACCTGTGCGGTTGATCTAGTTCCCGGTGTCCTTACATCACTAACTATTAGTGTTCGCGTGGGGCCGAATGGTGCTGGTGCGGTTCGCCTTAACGGTAACACTTCTGGCCGGTTCTTTGGGGGATCACTCAAATCCACCCTTCTGATTGAGGAGATAAAGGCATGACCACGACAAAGCCTAACGTCAACATGCTTGACCTGGACGTTACTGGAACAGAGGTTCTTTACACGAACACTGATACAGGAGCGGGGGCAGGACCTAGCGTCACATATTTCCGTGACAGTGCTTCGCCGGTTGCGAATGACCTGCTCGGGTATCTGGGTTTCGATGGCCGGGACTCGCTACTCGCCCGACAAAACTATGCCAGTATTACTGGTCAAATTCTAGACCCCGCACAAGGCTCGGAAGACGGGGCACTTTCTTTCAGTGTTTGGGCGGCGGGCGCTAGTGTAGTCACCATGACCATGCTGGGCGGGAAGATTGGGATTGGTAATAATAGCCCGCAGGCCAAACTTCATGTGGGCGGCTCTGTTGCGGGGGCACTCAATCAAGTCCCAACCTTTCTTGTCATTGAAAACGGCCCGGCTGTGAGCACTATCCGGGACGTTGCCGACGGATATCAACTGGAGCTCATCGCAACCAGTGGCGGTACGGCACAGACGTGTACTGGCCCTGATGGAGCACGACATTTCTTCAACGTTAATGCGCAAACCGGAGGCTTCTTCCGCGATCAAGTGGCGCCAGGTTCGGGGGCCAACTTCGTCATCGGCAACTCAAATTATGCGTTTGATGATCCTCAACAGGTCGGTGCCCAATTCCATAGCAACCCCTATACGACAACTGCAGGAACCAGCGCTCCAGGAACGTTGGCTATAACCAGTTCCGGCACTCTTCCAACCATCAGCGTTAATCGCGCCTCTGGTGACGGTGAGCTTGTGGCTTGGTATTCTGCTGGCACCTTCATCGGCAATGTCACCTGCGCGGGTGGCGTGGTCTCGTACAACGCGTTTTCCGGCTCGCACTGGTCGCAGCTGCATGAACAGGTGCGGGTTGAAATTCTCCGAGGCACGATCGTTGAAAGCATTGATGAGCTTTGTTCTTGGGAGGATGAAGAGCCGGAATTCAACGAACACCTGCCGAAGTTTAAGATCAGTGATGAGGCTGGCTCGCGGGCTGTCTACGGCGTGTTTACTAACTGGTCGGATAACAAATCCAAGGGCGCTGGCTGGGGTGACTTGGGCGAATTCACTGAGGATGATGCGATCATCACCAGTCTTGGTGCGGCAGTCGTTCGTATTGGCGCTGGAATTATCGTGGCCCGGGGGGATTTGATCGAGTCTAATGGCGATGGCTGCGGACGAGTTCAGGCGGACGATGTGTTCCGGGCGAGCACGGTTGCTAAAGTCACGGCATCTGTTATAATCGAAACGTATTCGGATGGGAGTTATCTTGTCCCCTGCACACTGCACTGTGGTTAAAAGGAACCAGACCGATGAGAGTTAGTGCGAAAGGCAGACAGAAGATCAAGCAAGAGGAGGGCGAAAAGCTCACCGCGTATCAGGACTCCCGAGGGATCTGGACGATCGGCGTTGGGCACACCTCTGCAGCTGGGGCGCCTAAGGTCGTCAAGGGGCTGAAGATTACCAAGGCGCAATCGGATGAGATCCTGGCGCGAGATCTCGGGGACGTGGAAGACTGCATCAACACGAACGTGAAAGTGCCGCTCACGCAAAATCAGTTCGATGCGCTCGCTTCGCTTATACTCAACATCGGCGAGCCGGCCTTCAAGAAGTCTACCCTGCTGAAGAAGCTGAATGCAAAGGACTATGCGGGAGCGGCGGAACAGTTCCTTGTCTGGAAGAAGGCTGGGGAAGATACCGCGATCCTGCTCAAGCGGCGCCAGCGCGAACGCCAACTGTTCCTTACCCTTGACGCCGCCCCACTGGTGGCCGAGGCGCCGAAGACCAAGACTGACAAGATCACGGTTGAGGTTGTGCAAAAGCGGCTCAAAGAACTCGGCTATACCGAGGTTGGTATCCCTGATGGCAAGATGGGCAAGCTCACGCAAACAGCTATTCTTGCTTTCAAGAACGAGCATGATCTGCCGATCTCGACCGACATCGATCAAGAGTTTCTTGAGGCGCTCGATGACGCGGAGCCTCGTGCTCTTGTGCGCAATGACGCCACACCCGCGACCGTGCGCGCGAATGCGCCCGAAGTGCAATCCAACTTTCGAGTAAAGATCGGCGCGATTGTGGCGGGCGCTGTAGGGGCCGTGGGATCGTTCTTCGATGGTATCTTGTCGAACCTCGGCGTTGCCCGGGGATACATCGATGACATCCGCGATTATGCCGGGGACGTGCCGGGATGGGTTTGGATGCTGGCCATTGTCGGTATCGCGGGCGGGACGTACTACGTGGCGCGGCGGGGTGAAATGAAAGGCGTCGAGGCCTACCAATCGGGCGAACGTCGATGAAACTCTGGATATATATCGGCGCTGCGGTGGCCGTCGTGCTCCTGATTGGAACGATCGTGGTCTATCTGGAAAACCAAGGCCGCGAAAAGGAGCGCGCGAGGATCGAGAAGGAGAACCGGAATGCGTATAGTAAAGCGCGGGATGGCCGTGATGGGTATCTTGCTTGCGTCGATGGGGGCGGCGTGTACCACTTCGACACCGGCAAGTGTGGGAGGTCTTAGTGGGGTTGTTGGGGACTACCTTCCCGGGACGAAGGGAAAGACGCTCGAAGATCAAAAGAACATCGATCTCACGGTAGCGGGAGGATGTGCAGGGAATGTTTACACGAAGAACGCATGTCAACGGCATACAAGGGCGAGCAATGAGCGACGAACAGAACTCAGAGAGGCCCGAGAAGATGGCAGTTAGATGGGATTTGAACATGGGGACCGTGATCACTGTGGTCATGGCCCTCGCCGGCGGCGCCTTCTGGACGAACACGAAGATCACCTCGCTTGAGGAACGTGTTCGCCAGGGGGAAGACTACCGGGTTTCACGCACGACCTCGACGGATAAAAGCTTCGTCGAGCTGACCACTGCGGTGCGGTCTCTGGAGGCGGCGCTCAATAAGATCTCTTCCGAGAGCACGAACTTGAATTATCGGATGGGACAGAATGAGGCCAACCTTAATGCGGTCAACTCCCGCGTGGACCGGACTGGTGAGTCGATGATCTCAAGCGTGGAGTCTTTGAAGAAAGACCTGACGTCTCTCGCGATCAAGGTTGAGGTGATGAACCAGAAGATCGACTCACTTGACGTCCCCCGAAATCCAACTCGGAGGATGAATTTGATTAAGCCGCTGCTACTCGAGGGATGTATCCATATCCCACCTCAGCGAATTTCTTTTCCAACAGACCCGCTTTTTCCATATTTGTCAGGATCCGCTCGACATTGTGGCTAGCAGTCCGCTCGTTAAGGAAATGATAAAGTCGGGACTCAGCGATGGGTTTCGGCTTTTCCTTCATCCACAGTTTGTAGGTGAAGTGGTAGCATTCCTCGATGACCTGAGCATCGCCACCATTGCGCATGGCCTTGAAGATGTCGGGCATGTAGGACTCGGTTTCGAGAAGCCAGTCAAGGGCCTCGGCGTAATGATCCAGGGTTATGACTAGATCGTCCGAGGCGCTCGCACAGGCTACCATGCACAACTTCAATAAATGGGCTGTGCGGCGGATGTTGTAGTGGGTGAGCTTGGGATGGTCGGGTGCGGGCGGGCCCCCGGCTAGATGCCAAGCGTTGATCGCCTCTTTAAATTCATCAGTGAAATTCATCTTGCCATAAAGTTTGCCGATCTCGATAAGGTCGTCGGCAAGCATCCGTTCCATCGCGCTGTCATAATTGACGTCGGCGAAAAGATCTTCCGGACGTCCACCTCCTGAATACACGAGCATACAGCGAGACATGAAGCCCTGATCCCACGCGCCCTCAGGAAGGAAGTTGTTCAAGTGTGAGGGGGTTGTGCCGGCGATGATGTTGACCTGGGGATGGTCCATCTGGATATTGATCTTGGCTGTGCGGCGGGTTTCGGAATAGCCCTCGCCGTCCCACAAGTCTGTGAGAGTGTTCATGAATTCGCTGTCGTATTGGGGGATGAAGACGCCGAACTCGTTAGATGTGACCGTGAGAGAGTTGAAGTCGATGATTGAGGGCGTATCCATTGGGCGGATGATCTTCCGTTCCGCTGCGTAAAGCGCATCAATCAACGATGCCTTCGTGACCGAACTTGGCGCGAGGTGATGGTCCTCCAATTTACGCAAAAACCCTCGGGCCACTTTAATGGCGAGGGTCTTGCCTACGCCGGGAGGCCCGACGATCAGGCTGTAAATGTTTGGATGCAAAATTCCCTTGGCATTCTTAATCCAGACCTTTCTTTCGAGTGCTGCGGCAATGGCGAATATACCCGCCCACTTGGTGAAAAGCGGCGGGCTTCCTTTTGCATCCATGTATTGAGTGAATGCATCGGTCCAGCTCCCTAATTTTCTTGTCATCATAGTCCTCGGAATGAAAACTCAAAGTCCTTTTCTGTGCGCGTCCGCACATCGTGGCCCTTGTACTTTTTAAGACCGTCGAGATTGGTCTCTTCTTTTTTGGGGTCGTCACTATAATCTGCCCAGTTCCATCCCACCTTCGCCTCGGTCGGGACAACAAACTTTCGCCCTCCGACTAGATCTATCGGGACGCGAAGGTTTTCCAGCGCCCAAGGAATGATTTCATCTTCTTGTTCCTCGGGGTATTGGAAGAGGATGGAGTCGTGGACCTGCATCAAAAGCTGCACCCGATCCGCGCGCCAAAGCTTTAGAATGCCAATGTTGATTTCCTCTCCGGTCATGGACTGGGGGGAGAATGCCACGGCTTCACGAAGGGTGGCCTCGTCATCCGCGCGACCGAAGAAGAACCTGCGACGGTTGAAGAGGGTTGTGAGGTAGGCAAATTCACGAAGCTGATACCGAACGTTCTCGTGATACATCGGGATCATTGGGAGGGCCTCGAAGTAATCGTGCTGGAACTTCCTCACGAAGTCGAGGGGGAACTTGGTGTGCTTGGCCATGGTCGGGGGCTTGCCAACAAAGTTTGAACCGTGGCTCAACTTCTTGGACGAGTCACGATAGCTCTGGTCGCGGTAGAAAACCACGTCCGCTACTTCGCGATCGGTCTTGCCCTCCTGGCCCCAAGGAAGGTGGGGCATGGCCATCTTGCAAACCTGCGTATGAAGGTCGCCGGACTCGCAAAGGTTCAGGTATCGTCCGGCGAATTCTTCTCCGTGCTCGGTGAGAAAGGTGGTCCAAAGTAGCGCTCCCAAGTTACGAGCATCTGCTTGTTCAAGATCAAGGTTTCCGAATTTATACCCCGGGTCAGCAACGAAGACGGATCTAAGATCCCGAGCAACGTTTTGAAGGTTTGTCCCTGTTCCGTAGTCAGAGACAGCTGAAGCCCACCTTCCGGTGTTAGTTCCTGCGATATTAATGTTTGTCCGCATACGACCGTCTGGGTCAATACCTGTGCGTAGAAATCCGAGAGACTTACCCAGGTCTCGGAGTCCGAGGATGTGGTTGATGATGGGCTCGGCGATGAAGTAGTTGGTGAGTTTTTCAAGTGCGTCTCGATCCGTGCTTGGTGCCATGACGCCGTTGGAGTTTTTCTTCCGGATCACTGGCAGATTGAGGACGTCGTAAAGCAGTACGCGCATTTGGGTGGGCGAACGCCAGTTGAAGTCCTGGGTGACGCCCACGCCCTCGCGAAGGAGGTGGCGAAGCTGTTCTTCGAGGCGAGCGAGCTGGCCCTCAAACTTCTTGATGATCTTGGCTCGGCGGTTCTGGTTTACTCGAAGACCGCGAAGGGTCATCTCCAGAACCGGCGCCTGAAGCTCGCGGGAAAATGCATACGTGGCGGCGGACGTGTTGTCAAGGTGGCCGTAAAGGGCCTGACGAATTTCTTCCGTCACGCAGATGTCGAGGCCGTTGTAGATCCAGTACCGCTCGTCCGCCGACATGGTGCGGATGGACTCGGGGGTGATGGTGCTGGTATCGATTATTCGGGCCACGTAAAGAAGTCTCCATCGGGGGATACAAGGTTCAGTGGAAGATTGAATTGGCGGGCAAAGGCGATTTCACCTGTCACGCCCTTGCTTTCTTTCCAACCCTCGATGTTGAGTACGTACATTCCATCGGCTCGGCGGATCATGTCAAGGTTAATCTGCTTCCAGTATTCGAAGTCGGTCGGGAGGCTGAACTTCTTCGCCATCTCATGATAGTGGACGATGGGGGAATAGACGTGGCGGCCTGCGGCGGACAGTATGGCAGTGCACTGTTCCGCCAAAAGAAACCGCGTCTTCATCATGAGTGAGTCGGGATGGGAATAAGGGCTGGCAAGATAGATCATGTGATCCTCCTAGATCAAGAATGAGGGCGCGACGTTCAGTTCTTTTTGGGCCCAAGGTGAGAACTGCACCAGCCACAGGCCCTCGTACATCGGGACATTAGTAGTCTCGGCACACTGAGCAAGGTGCTGGGCAATCATATGGCGGATGTAGCCGAGGTTGTCGCCCTTGGATTTTGTCAGGTCGACGTGGACCTCGAGTTCGTAGAAGCCCTCGTCGCCAATCGCAAGGCCCTTAGTCTGGCGATGGACGAGGGATCTGATAGTGGCGACGTGGATGATGTTGTCGTTGACTGGTTCTTCAGTCATCACGTGCGACCTTATACTGCTTAATCATGAAGAGGGCCTTCTCTTCAAGGAAGCTCATGTCGGCTATGCGAACATTCTTCTGAAGATCAGGAACCCATACGTACAGGCCTGGTTCGAGAAAGCGATGGTTCGCCCAATATAAAGGCAGGTCACCAAGCATTCCAAGGAATTCCATCTGCATATCAGTTGACATCTCAGTCTTCCTTCTTCTGCGTGTCGCTCTTGCTCATGAACTTCCAGCTTGGCTCGTCGGTATAGACCGAGCCGAGGAAGCCGAGGCCCTTTTCCATTTCCGGCTGCAACGCGTGGTGCAGCAACATGGTGTCATCCTCCGCGAGGTCGCACGTAATTCCGTAGGTGCGCCACAGGCGATGGATATCGTACATGCCGTTTTGGAAAACTGTGCGCTTGGTCTTGCACCAGCGGCGGACGATGTTCCACACGGCTAGTTCTTCGGAAAGCGAACGCCAGTAGTTGCCGTCCTTTTGTGCCGCGCTCCAGAAAGGAATGACTATGCCGACCTTCTCAGTCGGGGCGAAGCCGATGCAAGTTATCTGTTCGCCGATCGTTTCAATGTCGGCTGAAAGGCGCTGGGCGGGGATGACGTACTCGCGTTCGAATTCCCGAATGTCAGCTAGAGTGGGCTCGAGCCAAATCTCCCGGCTGGGCCGCGTGAGCGTGGGGGTATGACTATAGCGCTTCGCCTTGTCGAGATCGGATAGCACGATAGGGCGGAGTGTCCAGTCTCGTAGAACAGCTGCCGGGTGATACGTTGGCAGTACTTTGAAGGTGCGACGAAGATGGACCCCGGTCGCGGCGAAGCCTGCATCATTCGTTCCAGATGGGCTGCCGCGAATAGATCGAATACCGCTGGTGCCGAGGAGCGCCCACGCAGCCGTTGCGCCAAGAGCAATGATGATATTCGGATCGACCGAATTAATCTCGTTATAAAGACGCACGAGTTCCGGAGTGTACTGGGCATTGGCGTACTTCCCTTTCACGAGGCTGGGCATTCCCTTGATGCCCTCGGGCTTCGGGCCGCACAGATTAATAACGTCATTGGAGGGCCGGGGACGGAGGTTGAAGACGTTCGTGACGTAGCAATCGTCGAACGAAATGCCGACCTGAGCAAGTAGCTGCTTGATGAGCCAGCCGCTCTTGCCGACGAAGGGCATCTGGGCCTCTTCCTCTTGTTCGCCCCACGACTCTCCAATGAGCATTATCTCGGTCATGTTAGCGATTGTCCCCCGAACCGGACAGGGCGTTGCGCTGTTGGCGGTCGTAAAGCTTTTCCAGGTTGCGTAAGGCGGCAGCACTCATGGTGATACCAAGTTCGCGGCAGATGGCAGACAAGTACCAAAGGCAGTCACCGACCTCCTTGATGATGAGGTCGCGGCGCTCGGGAGTGAGTTCGATGAATTCTACACCGTTGCCAGAACCGATTGGGACTGTAAGGCCGTCATCCCGAAACGCCTTACCGATGTGCTCAGCGGCTTCACCTGCCTCACCATTCAGTTTGGTGATGCAGTACCAGAGGCCCATGACGCTGCCGTGGCCGGGGTAGATGGCCGAGCCTGAGGCGACGGACTGGTATTCATCGAGGGCGTTCTCGCGTGAGGCGGCGATAGCGAAGGCGTCGATGTTGATCTTGTTCAGCTTGTTGATGACGGTCATCTCAGAACTCCTTGTTGGCCAGCTTCGCATAGCCCGCGATGTCGTCCCAGTGGTCGGCGAAACTTGGATCGCCCGAGAGAATGCGCCCGCACTTGAGCAAGATCATCTCAAGGCTTTCTTTCTGCTGGTTCGTGAGCGCAGGCTGGTTGCGCTGGCGGCGTTCGAAGTAGGCGCCGTAAGCGACAGTCTTCAGCTGCTGGGTATATTTGCTCGTGTTCGAGTAGTTGCCGTGGGTCTGGCCGCGAACATCGAGAAGGCCCTCGGTTGTGCCGATCGCCAGGGTGTTGGTATTGGGTATTTCAATGGTCTGGTCAGGCATGCTCTTCTCCTTTGCTGATATGGTTGTCGGCGAAATGCCGATGTATGGCTCACAACTCGGTTGTGAAGTAGGCTTCGGTGGAACGAGTGAAGAACTCCGTATCCCGTTCAAGGCCCAAAACTGATGATGCGCCAAGAGCAGTTGCCGCCTTAAGCGCATTGGCAGAGCCCGCAGTCGGGTCGAGGACGAAGGAGTACTCATCGACGAACATCTCCATAAAATGCCGGAGCATAGGCACCGGCTTCTCGTTCATGTGGATGGACTTGTCTTTGCCAGGGTGGGCGAAGGCGTTAGCTTTAGCCCGCACGATCTGACGATCTCCTCGGGAGGCCATAAACGCGGTCTCATATACACGCCTCGGGCCTCTATTCGCATCTGGTATAATTCCAGTATTGTCGGATTTAAACCAGACAAGTGGAAACGGGTTGACGCGCCATCCCATATCCGCGAGCTCAAGTAAGGTTCGCTGGTAAAAATCCATCGAAAACCAGAACATAAGATGAGCGCTCGGCGCGACGACGTTGTCCATAGCCATCTTGAGCGTGTCGAGAAGTTCCCAATAGACATTTTCGCCATCCGCGTAGGTGCCGTATTCCTGTCCCGCGCCCTGGTCTGATTTGTGCATCCCGACGCCGTAAGGGAAGTCGCAATGGATGAAGTTGAAGGGGCGATCGCAATAGGCCGCCGCCCACTCGTGGAAATCTTCGTTCAAGAGTGGGACCTTGCGCGCCTGCGGCTGTTCCGGCTCGTCGGGAAGGGAGATGGTTTTGTCGACCACGCGCTCGAGGGTTTCGAGGGCCGAAGACTTGCGCCGAGCTGAATCACGCTCGACGATGTTGTGGGCGGTGGAGAACTTGTCGGCGGCTTTGACGAGTGCGTTGCCGGACTCAAGGGCCTTGGCCACGTCAAGATAGCGCTTGATGTTGCGATCGGAGAAGCCGAGCTCCTCGCCAATCTTTGCGGCCGTGACTGGACCGCCTTCTTGCTGCGCACGAAGCGCCTCATATTGTTTTACTGCTAGAACTTCCTCTTGCCACGTCAGGTTCGAACGCTTCACGTTCTCTTCCAGCTCGAGGGCCTGGAGATAAAGCGGGTCGAGGTCGCGGGAATATTGGGCGGAGATGCTGGTCCAGCCAAGGGACTTGCACGCCTCAAGACGGCGTTCCCCGGCGACCAGCTTCATGTCATCGTCGATGACGATAGGGTGGATAAGGCCGAGACGGTGGATGGACTCGGCGAGTTCGGGAACTTCGCGAAGCTCCTTGCGCTGACGCTCCGAACGCTCAACCAATACGGAGGTGATGGGGATGTTCACGAAGTTCCCTGAAGTCACGACTTAACGCCTTTCATTAGTTCCGTTACAAGCTCGAGCTGGACCGGAAGGAGCCTGCCGGAATGAAGTTTGCACATGTCCATAGCGTCTTCCCGGTCGAAGACCTTGGCCTGCCGAAAGTCCGAGTGGTAAGTGGCCGATTTTGTGAACCAGCCGCCGCGCAAGGACAAGAGGATATAGCCCTCAATCACCGTCGGAGGACTCGATCGTGATCAGGATCTTCGAGCCGGCCAGAAAGGAACCGGCCGAGTCCTGGTCGGTGATGAAGTGGCCGTGAGCCTTGTCGCCTTCGGCCACGATCTCGATCGCTTCTTCATTCGTGTCACAGTCATGACCGATTGCTGTGCTCTGGACGACGGCAGTAAAGATGATGGAAGTCATTGGTTTGGTCTCCGTGGAAAAGTGGGGGGCACTGAGGCCCCCGAGTGGTTTAGTCACGTTTAGTCGAGAGGCGCCGTGCGTCCGACGTTCTCGCGGAAGACGCCCGGGTTCTTCTTGTCCTCGCGGTGGGTGATGCCGGCGAGGAACTGCTGCTTGACGGCGGCGTTGAAGCCCTCGACGAACGAGGCGTCCGGGCCGACGCACTTCAGATGTTCGACCAGGAAGGTCTTGATCTGGTTCTGCGTCTGGGCGAAGGCCTTTTCATCCGACTTGTTGAACATGAAGCTCAACCGCTGGCGCTGGCCCTTGATGTCAGCCGGGAATTCCGAGACGTCCGTATCGTCGGCGACGGCGAGGCAGATGATCGGGAACTCGACGGCCTGATATTCCGTGCCGTCTGCCCCAGTGATGTCGCGGATTTCCGGCAGCTTTTCCACCTGCCAACGATACGTGGCAACCGGAAGCAGCGGGACTGCCTTGACTTCCTCGAGTTTGGTTTTTGCGATTTCTTTGAAGTCCAACATTGCGTAAAGCTCCTTTGTTACGCGGCCTTAAGAGCCTTGAAGACGGTTGCAAGGCCGGTCTCCAAGGGTAGTTCAGCGCCAATGTCCAGACCGGGGACCTTTGCATCCACCATACCGGTAGGCGCGGTCTTGATCTTTCTCTTGACGTTCGTCCCAGTGCCGATCGACTCGGCGACTAGAAGGGTGTTGAAGTATTTGGGGATCTTCGGCCCGAGGGCGTTGCCGATTGATGTGGCGTAGCCCTTGGGGATCATCCCTTCCGCGATCTCCCGGTAGTTGACGTGGGAGATTACGATGACGTTCATATGGAGGGCCTCGCCGGTAAGCAAGGCCAACGTATCTTCAATGGCGTTCTGCGCCGTGCCGTACCAGTTGCGCTGGTCCTTGGCGAGGGGCTGCATGCCCTTGGCCCATTCAAACGCCGCACGTCCGAAGGCGGAAAGCGAGTCGACCACCAGCACCACCTTGTCATCCTCGATAACGGACCACTCGGTCAACTTGCCGAGGGAATTGACGAAGGCTTTCGGGGTGCCTTTCAAAACGAGGCCGTTGGCGCTGGCTTTGTACTCGTCCCGGTAGGTTTCGAACTCGACGTCTTTCAAGCTGACCTGGGCCTTGCGGGCGAAGACCTTGAGCGAGTCAAGCCCGTTGTCCATGTCCAGGATCTTCAGCTTGTAGCCGTCCTGAAGAAGCGAGACGAGGGCGCCGGTCTTGCCTGTGCCTGAGTCGCCGATGAACATCATCTTGACGTATTTGGTGGAAGGGTGCTCGTCAAGGGTCGGCATCAGAACATCCTCTTGGCGGTCTCGGCCAGCTTCATGCCGCCCAATGCGGCGGAAGTGCTGGGGTTGCCGTCGAGGCCAAGGGCATATTCGAGGCGGTCGACCTGAGTTACGAGCCGATTGAGATTGCTTACGCCTGCGCCTAAGGCGTCGCCGAGAGCGAGAAGTAGTGGCGGTGCTCCGCGAACAGTCTCGGACAGCTTTTCCGGATCTTCCGGAGCGGGGCCGGCGAGCTTGTCACATACAGACTGTATACGACGAGTAACCGTGTTGATGCGCTCGGCCAAGACTGCGGCCTGATCGATGTGCTGCTGCATTTGGTTTGGTCCTTCGAGTTAACGGGCTTGTAACGGATCCCACCGTACTCCTTGCACGAAGTCGGCCTTCAAGAAATTCTTCCGAATGTCAGGGGCCTTCGAGCAAACCTTGCGAAACTCGCACCCGCCGTAATTCTGGCAGGCCGTGCGGTTCATCGGGAAGTGTTCCATCTCGGTCGCGTGCCGGGCGCGAGCGATGGTCGCCATCGTGGTGTCGTAGAACTCCTGCAGCTCGCTGTCGGTGCGGAAGGTCATGCCCCGCTCGAAACGGGTAAAGCCCACGGCGATCTGGGCAGCGTCGATGATGACGCCCTTGACCGGCATTTGGTAGATGATCTTGCCGGCGAAGGTGTACATAGACATTTGGATGTCGGGTTTGAACTGGTCGAAGAAGCGAGCCGAAATGGTCGAGCCGGTGGTCTTCTGGTCCATCACCATCAGGTTGTCGGAATAGTCGACGAGCTTATCGAGGTGGCCCGAGAACACAATATCGTCGTCGACAGGCAAAACAAAGCTGTGTTCGACAGCGGGTTTGTTTTCCGAAAGCATGACAACCTTGGCCGGATCGTCGCGGAATTCTTCCAGATACCAGATGATGGTGCGGATGCAGTTCTCGCGAGTTTTGAGGTTGTGCAAAGAAAGCCACGGCTTGCCGCCAGACTTGCCAGAACCTTTGCACTCGACGCAAGTCCAGACACCACCTTTGTCGGCGCCTTCAATTTCACCCGTACCGAGGCAAAGCTCACAAGTGTCGTAGTCCCAGGTTGAAATGAGGGCTTCCTGGGTAACCTCGACCATCGCGTCCAGGTGCTCCATGCCGAGGGCGCGATGCTTGTGGTAATGCTCGAGGGCCGTGGCGTAGACGGAGCCGAAGCGAAGGTGCGGAGAACCGAGCGGATCGGACCAACCCTCGATCATCTTGTACTGATACTTGCGGAGGCATTCTTCCGCGAGCTTGATCGAGGTCGAGTCGAAGGCGAACTGGACGCCGTTGCGGAAAGCCTTGGGCTCAGAGATGGCGTTCATATTCTTCGGGCCTCAACTTCTTTATTGTACTTGGTCACGGCCTCAAGGCAATCGAGGGAATATTGACAAGCGTCAATGCCGGCCTCGACGTGCGTCTTGGTGCTGTTCCAAAGTTCATGGGTTTTTCCACGGATCTCGATCGAGCGCTTGACTTCTTCGAGAAGGCGCTTGGCCTTGTCTACTTTCTGAGTCATCACGCGTGAGTTGGATTGCTGTGCCACCGTGCTCATATTACAGATCCAAATCGAAGTTGAAGGACTTGGCTACCGCGTCTATCTTCTTCTGCTTCTCCGTCGGCGGCTTGGTCGAGCCTGCCTTGAGATTGCCGAGGTTGAACTGGTGGCGGGAGGCGCGAAACTTCTCGACGATCTCGGTGATGTCGTCCTTCGTGAGTTTCAACGGGTCGCGGGCGAAAAGCTCTTGGATGTCGCTCACTGGATCGTCCTCTCAACCTGGCAAAGATTGCCCTGATCGTCATCGACATAGACGGTCACGTTGGAATGGTCGATCGGAGTGGAGACTTCGAAAACCGTGTCGACGTCCTCGATTGAAACGCCGGCCATGATCAGGGCGTCCTCGAGGGAGGTCGCGTTGACCAACATTGCGCCCTGCTCATTGCCATTGTAATGGGTGATGAAATAGGTGTTCACAGGTCGATCTCCAGTTGGGCCTCAACAACCGGGGTCCGGTCTTTGTCGAGGAAGTTGCTCACAATTTTGCGAATGACGACGCTCGCACCGATGTCTGGGTAGAGGGCCTGGAGGCGCTTGAAGTCCCCCGAGCGCAAGAACAGCGTGTGCTTCGTTAGGTCTTCAGGGCTTTTCATTAGTCGGCCTCTTCAATATCCAGAGGTGGGCTGGATTGGTTGGGGACAGGATGAAGGAGAGGCATCCAAACTCCTCCATGTTGTCGCGACGGATCATGTAGAACTTTTGACGAAGGGCCTCGCGGTCCTCCGTCTCAACGACTACGCCCAAGGGAGTGCGCAGAGCGTCATAAAGCCGCTCGAGGTGTTCGAGCTTGTGGGCCATTATTCGGAGGCCGCCTGCTTGGGCTTGAGGGTGACCTTGAGCGAAGGCTTCATCATCGAGGTGGTGTCGATGACTTCGCACTTGTATTCGCCGCCCTGGTCGAGGTGATCGGCGATTTCAGCGTTGTCCACGCGAGCGATGAAGCCGATGAACTCGGCAGCACCTTCGTCGCCAATGGTCTTCATGACCTTGACGGCGTTGGAGTCGTACTCGTTAAAAGGGTCACGGAGAAGGTTGAGGGTGTCGCCGATCGCGAGTTCCTTGACGATTGTCTTGGCCTCGGCGGGGCGGAAGTTCACGCCTACAAGCTGGGTGATGATCTGCATTGGTTTGGTTCCTTTGGTTTGGAAAAGAAAGAGGGAGCCAAGCACCTTGGAGAGAATGCTTGGCTCCCAATTGTCCAGACCCAAATTGCGGAGGGGTTACCTGGACAACTCGACGCGCGTTCCGGGAGGATTAGGCGGCGTCGAGATCCATGCCGACGAGGTTGTCGAGGCGCTTCTTCTTGTCGTCGACTGCCTTCTTGGCGGCCTTGAGAACCTGCTCGGCGGTTGCGATCTTGGCGATGTTGGCCTCGATCTTTTCTTCCCAGGTTTCCTTGGTCTCGCCCTCGGGAACGACGTTGATCTTGCGACCAGTCTCGGCGAGCTTGGCCTTGATGATCTCCTTGGCGATCGCACGAGCTTCGCGCTCGACCGGATCGAGCTTCTGCGAGGCGCCAACATTTGCGAGCGTGAAGACGTATTCGGCGTCCTTGGCGGCGACGAGGGCCTTCGCGCCGTCGGTATCGCCCTTGTCCATCAGCTCCTTGATCTTGTCGCGGAGGTTGTTGCCGATGTTTTCGGAGCGGACCTGGTTGAGGACCTTGGCCTCGGCCTCGTTGAGCGTGTGGCCGGCGGCGTAGGGCTGGGAGATTTCGAAAGCCAAACCGTTGATGACTTTGGACTTGGTATCGGGCATTGGGAATTTCCTTCGTTGGGTGGGTGTTTTGAACATGTTCGATTGTATATGACTAATCGGGCATGTCAACAAGAAAATGTAGGTTTGGTATGGCGCCATACAATGGCGTTTCGCCGCCATACATATCAAGACTGTCCGCCGTCGTTCCGCACGAACTTGTCGCTGTCGATGTAGGTGAGGGAGTTCTTCGCGCGAGTGATCATCACATAACGCAAGTTACGTTCCTGGCCCTCTTCCCCGAGCAAGTGTTTGTCGAGGATGAAGACGTCTTCGAACTCGAGGCCCTTAGACTTGTGGCCGGTCATGAGTTTGATCGGGCCGACAGAGTTGAAGATGTGCTCCGCATACGCGATGGCGTCGCCCAGATTTTTACCCTGGGAGGCGAAGATGCGCATGCACTCGGCGCGGTCACGGATGGGACCAGGGTTCTTGGCCTTGGCCGACTTCTCCGTCTCCCACTTCATGATCTCCTTCTCAACGTCCTCGCGCGGGAGCTTGCGGTCGCCGAACTTGTTCATGATCTTGAGCAAGCCCTTGCCGATGTCGTTGCCGAGAAGCTGGGCGTAGCGGCCTTGCTTAAGTAGGTTGATGGCGAGGGCGAAGAGCGGAGCGTTGTTGCGGCAAATAACCGCCGCGTCCTGAGGCAGGTCGTCGACGGTCCAAAGCTGGAGAGATTTTACCTCGCCTTCCTTGGCCCAGTCTGGATACTGCATTTGTGGGGCGCGGAACCGAGCGTGCTCGACGACCTTGATCGGGCAGCGGAAGCTGATCGTGAGGGATAGGTCCTTCATCTCGAAGCGCTCGCGGAGAAGGCCCATCGACTCCTCGTGTGCGCCACGAAAGCCGTAGATGGCTTGGCATGGATCGCCCACGGCGATGAGGCGCTTGACGACGAGGCGCTTGAGCATGGCGTGGTTCAAGGCCGAAAGGTCCTGGGCCTCGTCGACAAGCACGAGCTGGTATCGCGGGAACGGGGCAGGGAAGAGCGTGGGCATCAGGATCTGGTCATCGTAGTCGAGGATGCCCTTCCAAGCTGCGTCAAGGCTGCGCTTGCTGACCTCGGTGATGATGGCCTGCTCCCAGGGGCGGAGGCGCTCTTCGTAGTGGTCGAAGAACTCGTCATCTCCCATAAGGGGCTTAGCGCTCCTGCCGTAGCCGTCCGGAATGTAGCCGCACTGCTTGCCGAACGAAACGGCCTTGATGAGGTCGGGGAAGGCGTCCCAGGCCTCTTGGCGGTATTCTTCGTCCAGGTCGGCGAAGACCTCCTTCATCAGGTCGCCGACCTTATTTGACTCGATGATGAGACGCTTGCCGAGAACGTCGGACCAGATGCGGTGGCCCAGAGAGTTAAGAGTTTGCGCGGTGCAATTGCTCGGAAGGCGTTCTTGCATCTCGACTGCAATGCGTTTGTTGAAGGCGAGGCAAAGCATCTTGACGTCGGGCAGGGCTTCGGCGAGCATGACCAAGGTCGAGGTCTTGGCGGCGCCGGCCAGGGCGGAGATAAGAAGGTTGGCGTCTGTGTCGCGACCGGCTTGGACTGCGAGCACTTGTTCTTGAGTGGGGGTGAAGGGCATCAGTTTTGTTCCTTGTTCAAGATGGCTTTGATGAAGTCGAACTCGAGGATGGATCGGCCCTCGTAGCCGTAGGAGATGACGTCTTCTGGACGTGCGGCCAGTGTGGAGATGCGTTCATCGTGCCACCACACTGCGTAGTCGTTGATCTCGTAGTTCAGGTAATTGATGATTGGAAGCTCACTTACCCGAATGATGCGGAAGATGAAGGTCTCGTTGACCTGGAAGGCGTCGCCGTAGATGAAGCGGCCTGAGGGGATGACGTAGGCGTGGAAGCCGGTTCGGATGCAAGGGTTCATGACTTTGTCTCCTTAACGACTGAGCCGTAGTCACTCATGATGGCGATGTCCTTGTCCCCCTCGATGTAAAGGAAGTGGGGGAGGAGGAGCCAGTTGGTGTCTGGGTCGACCAAGATAAAAGGCTTGTCGAGTGGGAAGCCGGCGTCGATCAAGTCCTGGATCGTGGTGTCGGGTTTGTTCAGGAACAGGTCAGGCACCGTAATGCTCCTTGTATTCTTTCTCGAGGACGGCACGAACGCCGTCGAAACCTTCGCAAGCGAAGGCCTGCATGAGATCCTTGTCGACATAACGTGCGTAGTTGCACACGCAGGCACGGCCATCGAGATACTCGCATGAGTCGTTTATGGAGTATTCCGTCTCGGTAGCGGTTTTCTCGTTCAGTTCCGCGTGGGCGAAGAGGCCCATGCCCATAGGGCTGCCGAGATTTACGCCGTGAAGAAGAGGGCCGTCGCGATTGGAGCTGGGCCATTTACCTTCGGGGGCTATGCCGGTTGACAATTGCCAGACCATCGCACCGTGCTCACCGAGCAGGGCGAAATGGATCTCGGTCGAGTGCTGGCCGTTCTTTTCGGTGTTCCAGCCTTTTTGGCTGGTGATGCGGAACTCGGTCATGGTTCAATTCCTCCTGAGAATTTGATGAAGCCGGCGAGCCACAAAAGGATTATGACCGCGCCGAGAGTCCAAAAGGCCACGCCGCTCACAAGCATGATGGCCTCGAAGGGGTTAAGAGTGCACATCATGAGTTTCGCTCCTTGAGACGTAACACAGTTCGAATAAGCTCCAAAAGCATTGTTTGTGAGGGTGCCTCGAGCTTATAAGGCGCCGACGTTTCGGTCTGGGACGTGGCGATTGTTACCTCACCAAACCAATCGTTTCCCTTGGTCCAGGTCTTTATTGTGTGAGAGGCCATCAGCCGAGCCTCACATACTTGGTGCCCTTGCGGCGGTAGGAAGTGATGCCACGGATCTCGATGTTGCCCCCGAATTTACGAGCTCCGAGGCAGAACATGGAAAGGAACTGCATGGCGGTGGAAAGGTCCGGGGCCTGCACTTCGTAGGCCACGTCAGTGTCGGTGTTGCCCTCGTGGAGCTCGGCGAAAAATGAAGTCATTCTGCGGCTTCCTTCTGTTTGCGTTCGTAGTATTGGTTAAGACTCCGGCGCTTGTGCTTCTCGCGCCAAACCTCGTCAGTGTGATATGCGACCGTGCGAGGATCGCAGCCGATTTCTTTCGCCACCGCCACATAGCTAAGGCCGGTGGCCCGCAAAGCACGGAGAGTGGCGAGGATCTTGCTGGTCATTTTCATGACGGACGCTCTCAGAAAGGTATGCCGTCGTCTGCGTCGATGGTCTTGGAGGAGTCGTATGTGATCGCGGGAGGGGCGAGAACTGTGCCGGCGATCTGCTGGGCGAAGGTCTCGCGGCGCTTGTTGAAGATGGCGATGGCGAGGGCGTGGAAGGCCTGGACGTCTTCCTTGTCGAGCGACAGCGTCGAGTTCATGTGCGGATCTGTATTGATCACAGCAATGGAGCCGGTAGGGGTGCCGCTTGGGCCGTACTGGGTGATGCCGATGTTCTGGATGTAAACTGCCATTGGTTTGGTCCTTTAAAGATCTATGTCAAGGTTGAAGTTCTTGGTGATCTCCGCGAGCTTCTCGGTTGAAATGCTTGCGGGTTTGTCTTTCTCCAGCCGGCCAACATAGAGCGCCTGGGGATGGTCGTTCTGCGCTTTGAGGCGCTCGGTATATTTGAGGAACATATCGGCCCGGGCGTCTTCATACGCCTCAGGCACGGTCGGGCCATAGC